CAGGCTGCGGAGTGAGGCGTCTCAAAGCTAAAGCCGAAGAGGTGTATTTACCACCCGCCCCCGATCTGATCTTGCAACCGGTATCAGCCGCTCAGATCGGGGCTGGTCGATGTGCCGTGTGGCGACCAGTCGGACATTACTACTTTGCAAGCCGGCGGACATTCCAACTCCTCCGCCACATTGCGGTATCAGAATTTCTCTTATAGTTTGTCGCCCGCCTCACGCATGTCACGAGCACCATACTCTCGGGGCAGTCTACGGAATTTGCCGAGTAGGTTCGGTCGAATGTAACCCCGGGCGTAGGAAAGAGTGCGATGGCGTCCTGGACTTTCAATTGGGTTGAAAGGATTGTCTCGCGATCAAAGAGTTTTAAATCGATTTTAAAAAAATGCGCTAAAGCTAGTCGATTTTAATCTGTCGTTTAAAAATTTCTTGTTGCAACGCGAAGGAAATTTGACGCTAATCCGCGCACTGGGAGCGCGGTAGGGATTGTTTTCGACAGGAAGGCCGGTTTATGCCCCTCAAGAACCAGCTAGCGCTTTGACACCTAAGCCGCATGCAGCTTGTAGGTTTCCGCCCAGTGAGCTGGAACGAAACTTTGCTCGAAAGCAGTCACATCGTAGACCGAAAAAACTCCGTTTTGATCGCGGACGACGAAGTCGCTTGGGTGAGCTCTGAGAGCCTCCGGGCCATTGAAGATTGTGACGCCGGTAGCGGCAACAACCATCTGGCCACGTTCATAGCATTCACCGACCCATCCCGGCAAAAGCTCGCAGTTGGCCTCCGATGCCGCAATGATCTCGTGAGCGCGGACGACTTCAACACAGCTCGGTATTCTTAGATATTCGCGCATTGGGTCGAACATGGTCCCTTCGAAATGCATTGGCTTCATGCCGCACTTCCATTCGTCAGACTGCAGAATCGCTACTGCTACGCTAATGCCCTCTCTGACCATCGCGGGCAACCCGAACTTCTGATGTTCACAGGCTGATCACAAGCCGACCGCCACACCCTATCCAGCAAGCTCTACCTCGCCAGCCACTGCGAGCCGGAGTAACGCACGGTGCGTCCAATCTCGATCGTCAGCGATGGTTTACGTCCCCTGAGACCACGCCCACCCCGCTCTCTGTAATGGCGTCCTGGTCCTGATCCGGATCTTCCACGATCAACCCACAAGGGGTCCGCTAGCAAGCTGCGGCCGCTGGGCTCCGCCTGCGCCGTGATCGCGCCCGTCTCAGCACCTCTTCGGAGCCATCGAGCGGGATCGGCCCGCTTCCAAATGGAGCTCGCACATGTCGCACGATCTTTTCCTCGCTCAGTCCCACGCCTTCCAGCTCTCCCGCGACCTTATGGTCCCGGTCACCGTCTTCAAAGTGGACGGCGAATTTGGCGTGCTGCCCTCTGACGAAATCGACGCGAGCGACGACCTCGACATCGTGCACGAGTTTTTTCCCTGGCCGACTCACTGACCCGGCAATTGCCGTTCCGCGTGCCGCTGGCGACCTGTCGGCCGCAAGGGAAGCTTCGCCGCGGGCGGTGCAAGGTTGCACCTTGCCTCCCGCGCCCTTGCCCCCTCTGCTCTTCGCGGCGGCCGGAAAATGTCCCGCCGCTTTGCGGGGAGTTAAAATGAGGAGCGATCGCAGGCGATCGAAAAAACTATGAAGAGAGAAGAAATCGAGAAAATCCGTGAAGCGGTAAGCTGCGCTGCTGTTTTAGAAGAGGCTGGCTTTGCGGTCGACATCAAGGAAAGCACGCGCCGGTCGGTGAAGTTTCGGCGTGGCGCCGAAATCGTCATTGTCACGCACGAAGGCCGCGGCTGGTTTGACCCATTGAGCGACGATAGAGGCGACGTCTTCGGCCTAATGGCCCTGCTTGAGCATTTGACGTTTTCGGACGCGGTCGACCGGGTCGGCGATTTCATTGGCTACAAATCTGCGCCTCTTATCTGGAAGAAGCCGCTCTCCGAGGTAAAGCCTGCGGATATTCTGGCCCGATGGCAAGGCCGCCGGCTTCCAGGTTCCGGATCCGGGGCTTGGCGGTATCTTTGCTGGATGCGCGCGATTCCGACCGCCATCTTGCGCGCGGCTATCGATCAAGGGATCGTTCGAGAAGGGCCGTTTGGCAGCATGTGGGCTGCCCACACCGATAGCGCTGGACTGGTGGTTGGATGGGAAGAGCGGGGGCCCGACTGGCGCGGCTTTTCGACCGGTGGCAGTAAAGTTCTCTTCCGCCTGGGCGCGCCTGACGCTCCTCGTCTCTGCGTGACGGAGGCCGCGATCGACGCGATGAGCCTCGCTGCGATCGAAAATCTGCAGGACGGCAGTCTGTATCTCAGCACCGGCGGCGGATGGTCTCCTAAAACCGAAGCGGCGCTGCTGAAGCTTCTCGCTCGGCCTGGCACTCACCTCGTCTGTGCCACCGATGCCAATAGCCAAGGCGATGCCTTCGCGCGCCGTCTTCAGGCCCTGGCCAAACAGGTTGATTGCCCCTCGGTCCGCCTTCGGCCGCCGGCGGACGACTGGAACGTAGTCCTGCAGGAGAGAAAGGAGAAATTGAAGAGTGAAGGAGGAGAGAGGCGTGCCGCATCGCCGCCGACCGGATCAAGGGAGGCTTCGCCCGGCTGAAGCCGGCCCTTGACACGGCCGGTCGGGATGCCGGCGGCCCGGAAGGTGTCACGAGGGACTGAAAAGACGGTGATGGAGTGGCCATGCCCAAGTCCCCAAACCCTGAAGGAGCCAGAGATGAACACCCTTGCCCCGATCCGAAAGATCTTCGAAGGCGTCGCAACGCGCCCGCAAATGTTCCGGCTGTTTGATCGGCATAACCAGCGCCCCAACCGATGGGAGACCGATGCCGCTCCCCTCCACAGCGGAGAGTGGTTCGAGATTGATGAGGCGCTTTATGACTACATGCTCGATATCCTGCCGCCACTGTGGATGCGCGGGGCGATCTTCGCGCTGCGCGAATTCCTGACCGGCTCGGTGACAAGCATTTTCTTCGCGCTGCGGATCGACGGCAAGGTCAGGTACTTCCACGGCTATTGCGACCTTTCCGATCCTACTTCGGTCGAAACCATGCGGGCGACGATCTTCGACCGCGAAACACAGCCGGTGCGCGCCATGACCCGGGACGAGCGCCTCGAGCATATCTGGAGCAGCACCGCCGACGCTTATCGCGGCTATGCCGGCGATCGCTTTCCACCGGCGATGCAGGGAAAGCGCACGGTCATGCTGTGGAGTGGCACCGACGGCACGCTCCTGAAGCTCCTCGACGACCTCACCGATGACGAGATCGCCGCAAAGCTCCCCGTTCACATGCGGCATCTGCCGGTAATCGCGGCTTAGTCGCCGCCACTCCCTTCAATCCCTCGAGCGCTTCCAGCCTGCTATCGCGGCGGACGAGCGCTGGCGCGCATCCAAAAAGGAACACCCCCGATGAGCAACGATCCATTCACGCTCGACATGTTCGGCAGCTCTGCACTCTCTTCAGGCCTTGGCCTTGGTGTCACCGCGTTTGGCGGCTTCGACACGCTGGCCGCCAATGACGACGATCCGGATCCTACGCCGCCGCCCCTCGCCCCGGCGTTGCCGGCCGCGGTGGCCCCGACGCGTCGGCGGGGACAACGCCAGAATTTCTATCTCGATGACGACCGCGGCCTCGGCGTTTCGTGGAAGGACCGCGCCCGCGCCAATGTCGCGGCGATCCTGGTCGCCGACAGCATCGCGAAGCAGGAGAGGCCCGCAACGCCTGAGGAGCAGGCCCAATTGATCCGCTTCACGGGCTTCGGCGCCGGAGAGCTTGCCAATGGCATGTTCCGTCGGCCGGGCGAGGTCGATTTCCGCCACGGATGGGACGCGCTCGGTTCCTCGCTCGAAACCGCTGTCTCCGAGGCCGACTACGCCTCGCTGGCCCGCTGCACCCAGTATGCCCATTTCACGCCTGGGTTCATCGTCCGGGCGATCTGGGCCGGGATCAATCGTCTTGGCTGGCGAGGCGGTCGCGTGCTCGAGCCCGCCATCGGCTCCGGCCTGTTTCCCGCGCTGATGCCGGAGGAATTCCGCGACAACGCCTATCTCACGGGTATCGAACTCGATCCGGTCACGGCCCGCATCGTGCGCCTGCTGCAGCCGCGGTCTCGCATCGTCGAAGGCGATTTCGCGCGCACCGCCCTGGCGCCAATCTACGATCTCGCCATCGGCAACCCGCCCTTCTCCGACCGCACGGTCCGCTCGGACCGCGCCTACCGATCGCTGGGCTTGCGCCTGCACGACTATTTCATCGCCCGTTCGATCGACCTGCTGAGGCCCGGAGCATTGGCCGCCTTCGTCACCTCGCATGGCACGATGGACAAGGCCGACACAGCCGCGCGCGAGCATATCGCCAAATCCGCCGACCTGATCGCGGCGATCCGGTTGCCAGAGGGGAGCTTTCGCCGCGATGCGGGCACAGATGTCGTCGTTGACATCCTCTTCTTCCGCAAGCGCAAGGTGGGCGAGCCGGAGGGCAACCAGCTATGGCTCGACGTGGACGAGGTTCAGGCCGCGACCGCCGACGAGGGTGCAATCCGCGTCAATTGCTGGTTCGCCCGCCATCCCGACTTCGTGCTCGGCACCCATGCCCTCACCTCGGGGCCGTTCGGCGAGACCTACACCTGCTTTGCCTGCGATGGATCCGATCTCGAAACCGCCCTCGCCGCGGCAATCGATCTTCTTCCGGCAGGCCTCTACGATGGCGAACCCACGGCTGTTGATATTGATCTGGAAGACGAGCTCGCCGAAATCGTCGATCTTAAACCGAAGGACGGCCCTGTCCGCGAAGGCAGCTTCTTCACCGACCGTGCCAAGGGCCTGATGCAGATGCTTGATGGTGCGGCGGCGCCTGTGGCGATCCGCAAGGGCCGCACCGGCGACGGGATCTCCGAAAAGCATGTGCGGATCATCTCGAAGCTGATCCCGATCCGTGATGCTGTCCGGGAGGTCTTGAAGGCGCAGGAGACCGATCGGCCCTGGCGCGACCTGCAGGTTCGGCTTCGTCTCGCCTGGTCGGCATTCGTGCGCGACTTCGGTCCGATCAACCACACGACCGTTTCGATCCAGGAGGATCCGGAAACCGGCGAGGTGAAGGAGACGCATCGCCAACCGAACCTCGCGCCCTTCCGCGACGATCCCGATTGCTGGCTCGTCGCCTCGATCGAAGATTATGATCTGGAGACCGACACGGCGAAGCCGGGTCCGATTTTCGCCACCCGTGTGATCGCTCCGCCAATGTCGCCTGTCATCACCAATGCGGCTGATGCGCTGGCGGTGGTACTCAATGAGCGCGGCCATGTCGATCTCGATCATATCGCCGAGCTTCTCCATTGCGATATCTCCACAGTCATCGATGAACTCGGTGACACGGTGTTCCACGATCCGGCTGATGGTTCGTGGAAGACGGCTGATGCCTATCTCTCCGGATCCGTTCGCACCAAGTTGGCGGCGGCGCAGGCGGCGGCAGAGCTCGATCCGGTCTACGAGCGCAATGTTCGCTCCCTTCAGGACGTCCAGCCAGCCGATCTGCGTCCGTCGGACATTACCGCACGTCTCGGCGCGCCGTGGCTCCCGGCCGCCGACGTCGTCGCCTTCGTCAAGGAACGGATGGAGGCCGAAATCCGCATCCACCACATGCCGGAGCTTGGCTCGTGGACCGTGGAGGCGCGAGAGCTTGGGCTTTCGGCGGCCGGCACATCCGAATGGGGCACCAGTCGGCGACATGCCGGCGAGCTGCTTGCCGATGCGCTCAACAGCCGCGTCCCGCAGATCTTCGACGTCATCAAAGACTTCGATGGCGAGCGGCGGGTGCTGAACGTCGTCGACACAGAGGCCGCGCGCGACAAGCTGCAGAGGATCAAGCAGGCGTTTCAGGACTGGGTCTGGACCGACCCCGATCGCACAGACCGCCTGGCGCGGGACTATAATGACCGTTTCAACAATATCGCGCCGCGCAAATTCGACGGCTCCCATCTGAAACTTCCCGGCGCCTCTGGCGCCTTTGTTCTTTATGGCCACCAGAAACGTGGCATCTGGCGGATCATCGCCGATGGTTCGACCTATCTCGCCCACGCCGTCGGCGCCGGCAAGACGATGACCATGGCCGCCGCGATTATGGAGCAACGCCGGCTCGGTCTGATCGCCAAGGCGATGCTTGTTGTACCCGGCCATTGCCTGGCGCAGGCAGCACGCGAGTTTCTCGCGCTCTATCCCAATGCCCGCATTCTCGTCGCCGACGAGACCAATTTCACCAAGGACAAGCGCGCTCGTTTCCTGTCGCGGGCAGCGACCGCCACCTGGGATGCGATCATCATCACGCATTCGGCGTTTCGGTTCATCGCCGTGCCCTCGGCCTTCGAACAGCAGATGATCCAGGACGAATTGCAGCTCTACGAGGAGCTGCTGACCAAGGTCGATAGCGAGGACCGAGTTTCGCGCAAGCGGCTCGAGCGGTTGAAGGAAGGATTGAAGGAGCGGCTCGAAAGGCTCGCGACCCGCAAGGACGATCTGCTGACGATCTCGGAGATCGGTGTCGACCAGATCGTTGTCGACGAGGCGCAGGAATTCCGCAAGCTCTCCTTCGCCACCAACATGTCGACGCTGAAGGGCATCGATCCGAATGGCTCGCAGCGTGCTTGGGATCTCTACGTGAAGTCCCACTATATCGAGACGAAAAACCCCGGCCGGGCGCTGGTGCTGGCCTCTGGTACGCCAATCACCAACACGCTCGGCGAGATGTTCTCGATCCAGCGCCTGCTCGGCCATGCGGCGCTTGCCGAGCGCGGGTTGCACGAGTTTGATGCCTGGGCCTCCTGCTTCGGCGACACGACCACCGAACTCGAAATCCAACCATCTGGCAAGTACAAGCCGGTCAGCCGCTTTGCCTCCTTCGTCAATGTCCCCGAGCTGATCGCGATGTTCCGCTCGTTTGCCGACGTGGTCGTGCCGGATGACCTGCGGCAGTATGTGAGGGTGCCCGACATCTCGACCGGCCGGCGGCAGATCCTGACCGCAAAACCGACGGCGCTATTCAAGTCATATCAGCAGACCCTCGGGAGTAGGATCAAGATGATCGAGCAGCGCGAGGGTCCGGCCAAGCCAGGCGATGATATCCTGCTGTCCGTCATCACCGATGGCCGCCATGCGGCAATCGACCTGCGCTTCGTCACGCCAGCGGCCGACAACGAGGTGGACAACAAGCTCAACCTCCTGGTCCGCAATGCGCATCGCATCTGGGAGGAAACCGGCGAAACCCTCTATCGCCGCCCGGATGGCAAAGACTTCGATCTGCCGGGTGCGGCACAGATGATCTTCTCCGATCTCGGCACGATCAATGTCGAGAAAACCCGGGGCTTCTCGGCCTATCGCTTCATTCGCGGCGAGCTGGTCCGGCTTGGCGTGCCGGCCTCCGAGATCGCCTTCATGCAGGACTTCAAGAAGACCGAAGCCAAGCAACGGCTGTTCGGCGATGTCCGTGCCGGCAAGGTGCGTTTCCTGATCGGGTCCTCCGAGACGATGGGAACCGGCGTCAATGCTCAGCTGCGGTTGAAGGCGCTCCACCATCTCGACGTTCCTTGGCTGCCGTCGCAGATCGAACAGCGCGAGGGCCGCATCGTTCGCCAGGGAAACCAGCATGACGAGGTCGATATCTTCGCCTATGCCACCGAGGGCTCGCTCGATGCGTCCATGTGGCAGAACAATGAGCGAAAGGCCCGCTTCATCGCCGCTGCGCTTTCCGGAGACACGTCAATCCGGAGGCTTGACGATATCGGCGAAGGCGCCGCCAATCAGTTCGCCATGGCCAAGGCGATCGCGTCCGGCGACGAGCGACTGATGCAGAAAGCCGGGCTCGAGGCCGACATCGCGCGTCTGGAACGGCTGCGCGCCGCGCATGAGGATGATCAGTACGCTGTCCGCAGGCAGATGAGAGACGCGGAGCGCGAGATCGAAGTCTCAACCCGGCGCATAGGTGAGATCGGCCAGGACGTCGAGCGGCTTCAGCCCACATCAGGCGATGCCTTCAGCATGACCGTGCTCGGCGAGACCTTTACAGAGCGCAAGGAGGCCGGCCGCGCCTTGATGAAGGAGATCCTGACGCTTCTGCAACTGCAACAGGAGGGCGAGGTTCACGTAGCGAAGATTGGCGGGTTCGATCTCGTCTATGAGGGCGAGCGGTTCGGCAAGGGTGATGGCTATCGCTACGAGACCCTCCTCCAACGCACGGGCGCTAACTACGAGATCGAGCTTGCCATTACTGTCACCCCACTTGGCGCCATCTCACGGGTGGAGCATGGGCTCGACGGATTCGAGGAAGAGCAGCGCCGCTATCGCCAGCGCCTGGACGACGCCGAGCGACGCTTGGCGTCCTATCGCTCCCGCACGGGCGGAACCTTTCAGTTCGCCGACGAGCTCTTAGAGAAGCGTCGCCTTCTACGCGGGATCGAAGAGGAACTCGCGACCGCCGCCCTTGAAGACGCCACGCAGGAGGCCGCTTAGATGCCCGGTCCGGAACCGGGCGCAATCAGGCTTCGCCTGGTTCTGGTCCCGCCCGCCTGCGCGCGAGGCGCTCGCGTTGCTCCGCCTCCTTGGCGGCGAGGCTGTCGAGGTAGCGCTCGCGCATCTGCTTGATATCGATCTCGCCGCGAACCCATTCGTCGACAAGCGCGATGAAGGTTGGATTTTCATCGATGGACATGCCCTGGGCTTTCGCCCTGTCGATGGCGCGCTGCGCGATGGATTTCCGGGTGCTAGGGTCCGTGCTCATCTTGCCTCGACTTGGGATTGATCAGGTGGGCGGCGACATCTATCAGGGGGTTGCTTAAGCCGCGACTTGAAATCGGACGCTATCAACAATATCTGAGGATCACTTCCCGTTTCGATGATGTTCTGCCGCCGGCAACACCCGCGGCTTTTGATATCGTCCGGGATCAAGAAAAGGGCGCTCCCCACGCGGGATGAGCGCCCTTTTCGCTTTCCATGCCTTGACCGATGCTCGAACTCGATGAGATCAAAGTCAAAATATTGCGGGAATCGATGCCTTTTTATCTTGTCACCCAGACCTCTCTCATCGAAGCTGAAGACGAGCACGCCGCTGCTCGAATTGCGGTCGACCAGATCCGCTCCGGCGACAAAGTCGCCGTCACCGTGAAGTTCGACGAGACGACCGTCTCGCACATCGTCGTTCCTGCGAAACCGGCTATTTCTCGCGCAGCCACGGTTGCCGATCCCGAAGTTGCCGAGCAGATCAACGCCTCTTCCGCTGCCCAATCGTCGGTCGCTGAGACCGATCGAAAGCCAACGCTGAAGCGGATGATCGCTGACGCGTTCTCGCTTCTGAAAAGGCGTCCTTAGGTCTTTCGGACCGGTGATGTTCGTGATTGGCCCGGGTGGTCATTGATGTCCCCTCGCGTCATTCGGCCAGGTCGTCGCCGCAAAATGAATTAGAGAATGATGAAGTAAGAGCGATGAAAAGCGAATCGGTCGCAGATCGGTCCTCCTGCCGTCGCTTTCGCTCAATTGCCGCCTGCGCGATCCCGGCCGGTCGTCCTTCGCAGGGCAGTGCCCCGCTTGACCTGCCCAACAGGGATGCTCGGCCGCAGTTGCGGCAGTCCGGCCGCCCCGCGGTCCGGGAGATGTCTTCGAGAAAAAAATGAAGACAGGAAGGGTCGGCAAGGCGCTGGCCCGAAACTCTCCCGAAAGGACAGTCCCATGCAGATCAAGACGATCGATCCCCGCGCCCTGAAGGAAAATCCCGACCGCATGCGTCAGACAAAGTCGTCGCCGCAGGCCGATGCGCTGATGCTGGCGACGATCAAGGCCGTCGGTATCGTCCAGCCGCCGGTCGTTGCGCCCGAGGCGGATGGTGGAAATGGCTACATCATCGATGCCGGCCATCGCCGCGTGCGCCTGGCGATCGAAGCCGGCCTCGAGGAGATAGAGATCCTCGTCGCGGATGCCTCAAACGACAACGGCGCCATGCGCTCGATGGTCGAAAACAGTGTGCGCGAAGCGTTGAACCCGGTTGACCAATGGCGCGGCATTGAGCGGCTGGTCGCACTCGGCTGGACCGAGGACGCGATCGCCGTCGCGCTGGCACTCCCCCTCCGCCAGATCCGCAAGCTGCGGCTGCTTGCAAACGTCTTGCCGGCAATGCTGGAACAAATGGCACTGGGCGACATACCGTCCGAGCAGCAACTTCGGATCATTGCAGCCGCCGGCGAAGGCGAGCAGAAGGAAGTCTGGAAGGCGAACAAGCCGAGGAAGGGCGACACCGCAGCCTGGTGGACGATTGCCAATGCCCTGACCAAGAAGCGCATGTTCGCCAAGGATGCGAGCTTCGGCGACGATCTGCGCGAGGCCTATGGCATCGAGTGGGCAGAGGACCTCTTCGCACCGGCCGATCAGGACAGTCGCTACACAACCAACGTCGAGGGCTTTCTCGGCGCCCAGCATGAATGGATGACCAACAATCTGCCGAAGCGCGGCGCGATCGTCGAAGTTAACAGCTGGGGCCAACCGGAACTGCCGAAGAAGGCAAGCCAGGTCTACGGCAAGCCCTCGAAATCCGATCAAGCAGGCCTCTATCTCGATCGCGACGGCAAGGTTCAGACCGTTCACTATCGCATGCCCGAGGCTACCAAGCCTAAGGGCGGCAGTGCCAATGGTGCCGACGGTGTCGTTGACAGTGATAACGGGTCGACACCGAAGGCGCGTCCTGACGTCACGCAGAAGGGTCAGGACATGATTGGCGACTTCCGCACCGACGCCCTGCACGATGCCCTCAGCCGCGCTCCAATCGAAGACGACATGCTGATGGCAATCCTTGTGCTGGCGTTCGCCGGCCAGAATGTTCGCGTCGACTCCGGCGCAGAAGGTGGTCTCTATGGCGGTGTGCGCTTCGGCCGCCATGCGGCTCGCCTCGTCACCGAGGATGGCAGGTTGTCTTTCGACATGGACACGGTTCGCGTCGCGGCACGTGCGGCCCTGATCGATGTGCTCTCGTGCCGGCGCGGCATGTCGAACAGCGGCGTCGTGTCGCGTCTCGCCGGCGAGGCAATTGGCGCGGACGGCTACCTGCCGAACATGGGAAGCGAGGAGTTCCTCACATCCCTCTCGCGTCAGGCGCTTGAAAGCGTCGCCAAGGATGCCGGCCTCGAACCGGGAGCACGCGTCCGCGAGACCCGCTCAGCTCTCGTCACTCACTTCGGAGGCGATGCGAACCTCGTCCATCCCTCTGCTCGGTTCGCGCCGGAGCCGCCGGAGGTCTTCGCCTTTCTCAAGCACCTTGATCACGACACCGGCCAGCAAGACGAAGTCGAAACCGAGGAGGCCGTTCCCAATGACGAGCATGTCGAGGTCGATGCCTCCGATCTAGTCGGCTCCGATGAGGAGCCCGGCACGCTCGACGATCACGAAGCGGCTTACGGTATCGCGGCCGAATAATTGTACCAATCCCTTCCAGATTTTCACAGCACCGCCGCCGGTTATTCCGGCGGCGGCTTGCTTTTCAGGACCTCCAAACAAGGAGCCCGGCCATGAACGGACCCACAACTCTTTCCGCCACTGATCCAATGTCCATGTTCCCAGCGACCGATGACGTCGAATTCGGGGTTAGCGCCGACGGATTTCCCGTCGCACGCATCCGCGAAATCCTCCTCGGTATGATTTCCAACGGAGGCGGCGCCTTCTTTCTGGCCAGCGCGTGGCGCATCACCAAGCCGCTTGCTGAGGTGCGACATCACCATTTCTATGGCCACGATGGTCGCGTGGCCGACGAAGCTGCCTTCCGTCTGAGGGTGATCGAAACCGCGGAGCACATGCGGGAACTATCTGCCCTGGCTCGTGTCCAGACACGCATGTCTGCGAGCACGCCTTGGGGCGGCTCACAGCTGGCGACGATCTATGCCGAGGGAATAGTGAGCCACTCGACCTCAGGGCATGGGGGCTTTCATCTATCACCCGACCGAAATCGTCAGGTCGACGCATCGGTTCGAAGCGCGGGCGGTTGGTACGAGGAAGATTGCGAATGGGCGATCGTCGCCTTGACGTTCCCGGATCTCTTCACCGGCTACGAGCGCCGATGTGCTGACGAAGCTGCTCGCAACAGCGTTCCGGACTATTGGGAGAAGCTTCGCGGCCGCCCGCTCAGTGTCGGCGAATCCTGGTCGAAGGATCGTACTGAGTTCGAGCGCGTCCATGCCGACGACTGGGTCGTCATCTCTGCGATAGCATCCAATCAGCATTCCGGCATGACCGAGGTCGTCGCCACCAAAATTGGCAATCGCGATTTCCAGATTGAGGAACGCCGTTTTCTCGTCAGTCATGATGAGTACGGCGGACGCGGGCGTTTTGGATTTGTCATCGATCTCGCGCGCCATGCCGCTTATGACGGTCCGTCGAGCTTCGTGGGTTGGAGCACGAGGGCGGCATGATGGCGCCGGTAATGTCACCTGAAACCCAGCTCTCTCGCATGGAAGACGTTCGCCGTCAGACCCAGAGGCAGCTGGAACCCATTGACAGGCAGATCACCCGCCGGATGACGGCAATCTTGCCGCAGCTTGCGCAACGCCAGACCGGATACCATCGCGGTAAGGCGCCGGATGGCCGCACCTTACTCGAGCGCTATCGCGTCAACCTTGCCGGGCTAACCGCAGAGCGTCAGCCGGAGGCCGAAGCGCTATCGAGGAAGCTCGCTCGACAGGACGCTGCGATAGCAGCGCTGCGCGATCGCTTGTCTTCTGCCGGCCCACACGCGTGCCAGGAGGGCTGATGAGATGGCTACTGTGGCGCGGCGCGTCCTTCTGGACAGATCGGCGTTAGCTTTTGGACACCAAAACACAAATTCTCAGCGTGGCGTTAGTCATCAAGATCGCCATCGGTGTTGAATGCGTCTGTAAGGTTTGGCGTCATGTTGACTAGACGCTCCATATTCAAGCGCAGATTTCTCAGCTCCAAGTTCTTTGCAATCGTCAGCGCTGCGCCTTCGAGGGCGTCCTGTGCGGTTATGCAAGCCAAAACGCTGCGATAGACCCGGACAAAGTCAACCGGGTATCGCGCTTCCATCTGCGACATAGCTGATAGTTTCAGCTGTCTAAGGGAGCTGCGTAGCTCTTGCCCAGTGCCTATCACGATCCGCTGATCGCTGCCGCCTTCGTAGTCTTCAAGCCGGAACGACAACCCCCGACCGACCAAATCTGCCGATGCGCCGAAAAACGTCCAGATGTGATCATAGTTCAGAAGGCGAGCTGCAAGAACTTCCACAGCTCCATCGAACTGCTTCTTCGCTTGGTCTGCGGCTCGCTGCTCTTCCTGCTCAACGAGGATGTCTGTTTGCTTTCCGATGAAAGTCGCCTGTCGCCGAGACTCCTCGGCTTGCTCCTTAGCGACCGCTCGATTGTCCTCAAATTCCCGACGCGTCAGTGCTAGTTCGGCTCGTTGCAAAATCACCGCAACTACCAGCCAGAGGAATGCAAGGGGCGAGAAGGTGCCGGCCCAAAAATCTCCCCAATCGCCGACCTTCTCAAAACACGCACGCCAACTGGTGACCGCGCACCCGGGTTCCTGCCCGGCTAGAAAAGAGACCGCGAGACCAACCCAAGCGAGAGAGGCCAGCGTCGCACCAAACAACCAAATCACGGATGCCGTCGGCCAGCTCCCCTTCCTGGCTGGTTTACCCTTCTGTGGCGCGTGTTCCTGCATGTGTGGCCTGCCCCTTTGCACTTCCTCATTCAATGCGCATTAAATCCTGTCATACCAAAGCTGCAAGGCGTGGCAGTGTCTTCCATGGATTCAGGGGAATTGAAACTTAACGGTCCGTCTGGTCTTGCGACGAAGGACTTCAAATCAGCTCGAAAACCGCCGCGTTGTCCTGGCGCTCTCTCAGGCCTTTGAAAGAGGCGTGGCGCAGCTTTCCGTCATGCGTCCATGCCCGATACTCGATCTCTGCGATGAGTGTCGGCTGCACCCAAACCAATTCCTTGCGTCGGCCATCGTACTGTAGCGGTGGTGCCTTACGCTTGATCCGATCGAGCGTGTTGCGGAGCTGCGCGGCTACACGTTCGCTGAAGCCGGTACCGACAGAACCCACATAAACCCAATCACTGCCCTTCCGGGCGGCCAACAACAGGCTACCGATGCCGCCTCGGGCTGATAACGAATGCTCGTAGCCGACAATCATGAAGCTGTCGCTCTGGATGCACTTGACCTTCACCCATTCGCCAAGCCGGCCTGAGCGGTAGGTGCTGTCCTTGTATTTGGCAATGATGCCTTCAAGCCCATGCTTGCAGGCGGCGGCGAAGATTTCCCGCCCGTCGCCTTCTATATCTTCGGATAGCCGGATGGCGTCTTGCGATCCTTCAAGAAGCTGCCGCAGGAAATAGCGCCGCGCCGTCAATTCAAGGCCTCGGATGTCGTGGCCGTCGAAATAGAGAAGGTCGAATGCATACATCACTGATGCTCCCGAGTTCAGTTTGCCGCCGCGACCACCGAGCGATTGTTGAAGCGCGCTGAAATCCGATCGGCCCTGCTCATCGAGAACGACCGCTTCGCCGTCGAGAATGGCGCTCCCAACCCCAAGGCGTTTTGCTGCCCCTACGATCGCGGGGAAACGATGTGTCCAATCGTGGCCGCCACGAGTGAGAATCCTGACCTGCTTATTTTGAAGGTGGACAGCGATGCGGTAGCCGTCCCATTTGATCTCATACAACCAATCTGGGCCAATTGGTGGACGCGGCTTCAGCAGCGCCAAACACGGTTCGACACGCGCCGGCATCGGGTCCAGTGGGAGGCGCGGCTGGGAAGGATCGCGCGGCTTGCGAACGCGACTGCGAAGCGGTTTATCGTCAGCGACGAGCGGCTTGGAGCGTGGAGACTTTGCCATATGATAAGTACATCAGGCAAAGCTTAAAAAGATAGTGAATATGGCGACGAGCGACGGAGAGTGTCAGCCACGCTACAGGTGGCGAGAGACATGGTTGGGCGAATACCACGCGGACTACAAGGGCTTCGATGTACGACAGTCTTTCGGAAGCGGCCCGGCGAGTAGAGGAGCATTTCGAGCGACTGAAAGAGGGGCATAGCCGATAAAACATATAGTGGGGTCTGAGCCGCGTTGTTGAAGCCTCGATCTTCTGCCACCTTAGGTACTAGCAGACGGAATCGCCGAACCGGATGCGGCTAAAGCAAACAACTAACCAACCTTGGAGGAATGAGATGGATGGCGACACACTGAAGTGGGCGATAGGGATTTTGGTTACTGTAGTAATCGGCGTGGCTGGGGGACTGACAGTATATCGGTCGCGCCAGAGTGCCAAAGCCAGCAGCGGGTCCACCGTAATACAATCAGGTCGGGACACCAATCTTAAATGACAGACCAAAAGGCGAGAGCATCATCCGATAGCCATATTATCCAGAGCGCGCGTGACACGAATATCGGCTTGTCTGCGACGGACATGATGATGGTTTTCGACGCGCTAAAAAAGGTCATGGACACCTACGCCGAGAACGCACGTGAGATGGTTGAGCAGCGGCTGGATGCGTTTCGGCATCAAGTGCTGGCTCAATTCGTGCCAGGCGCGCGAGGAAGACCTGAAGCGTTTCGCGACCCCGATTTTCAGTATGTTCTTGGTCGCGCGCAGCAGGCTTTCGCAAGATCTGGGGACAGTGAGCTGGGCGACATACTGACCGATATGGTAACCGAACGATCAATGCAAAACGACCGCTCTCGCTTGACGCTGACTTTGAATGACGCGATCGAGAAATCTGCCCTGCTCACTCGTAATGAGTTCGCAGAACTCGGGCTTGCCCACGTATTCAGACACACGGTCAGGGAGTTTCGGAACTATCAACAGTTTATAAATTTGCTGGGCGCGCTACTGCAGTTCGTCCCCGACGTCTCTGTTAAGTCATCCTCGTATGACTACCTAGAGAGCCTCGGAATCGCGAACGTTTCGCCTTTCGAACAAGACTTCATGCAAATTATCCGAAGCTCGTGTATCGGCGTCGTCAGCAAAGGGTTTGAGAAATCCCGAATAAATTCGGAATGGTGGGCGAGTTATCGGCCATTTTTAGATGAGAATCTCGTTAGCTGCCTGCATGACTCGACTAAGTTGCAGTTCAAGGTTGGAAATCGAACTGCGTTTCAGGAGCAGGCAGCGAGGCACTTACTGGATGAGGAAGCCAGTTTTGGGCTTTGGGCAATTTATGAAAGCTCCGCGTTTACACCAGACGAGTTTCGAGAGGTTGTAGGGATGCAACTTCCAAACATCGGCGATCTCATCGACGCGTGGGACAAGACACAACTCCGGAGGTTGAAGCTAACGACTGTAGGACAAGCAATAGGCCATGCGGCAGCTCGCAGAATGGGATTGCAGCCTGCCGACCTTGGTCTTTGGATCACCTGATTCGCCAAGAGCCGCCCTTTAGCGGCTGCTTGAAAGGTCCTCATTTACCGGAGTGGCCACACGATGGCATCGAAGATCGCCTGAGCAATGCCTATGTCGGCTGCAGCATCGATCGCCGCTTTATTGCTCAGTCGGATCGATTCAATCGCTGCCCCAATCATCTGCCAATTAATGTAGGCATCGTTGACCACGTTGGCGACGCCGGCAAGGGTTTCTGCCGTAATTCCAACTTCGGCAGAAAGCATCGGGTAGTCAGCTGGATTCGGCTCAGCGTCGGCGAGAAAGCGGGAGGCCTCGCCTGCCTTCTGCTGATATGTCATAGCTTGGCCAGCCCCCGGCGTGATGTATCTCAGGCGCTCCGCTTCGGCCTGGCTGTCTATCGCAGCCTTGAGCGCGGTCTGCACGCCGGCCAGATTTGGCAGAGCCGACAGGCGAAAAGCCTCCAGCTCTGCTTCCTCCTCGGGCGTCATGTCACGCGTAACCTCGCCATCAAAAATCTTTGTCATGCGGCAATACCTTCTACGATGAAGTCTCCGGTAAGCGTACCCGTGGGCGCTATCAGCCGGAGAGCGTTAAAAATCGTGCTGTCCGTCTGGCGGGCATAGTAACTGGTGGCGAAAAGCACGCTGGAGGTGTTGTATCCGCCAGCCTTACCGAGGATGTGGGTCTGAGCCGCCTCGTTCAGCCGATCAATGGTGATCTCGAATTCCATATCGTTGGAGTTCACCAGATTGGTGACCGAAATGGCTACGCCCGAAAGGCTTGAGGTGTTGATCATCGCTGCCGCTGCCTGCTGACCGTAATAGGCTTGGCCGTACGTCGATGTGGTGACAAACGCATTGCCGTTGTCTGCACTGAACTGAAGGAGAATAGCCTCGTTCGTTACAGACTTCTGCACGCGTCCCTTGAGGCGGATTTTCTTGTACGCACTTAGGTTCGGGACAAGGGCGTATGCCGCAGCGCTCGGCTGATACCTGCCGACATACTTCCAGCCCTGAGAAGCCTCAAGCGCCGCGACCCGCGCTCGTGCATCCGCCAAGTCACTGAGCACCTGAGCCGCAGCGACCGTGGCGGCGTCGATAGGGGCGCTATAGGCCTTGATGAACCACGTAAAGGTGACGTTAGCCACTCGGGTTTCAGTAGCTGTGCGGGGTGCTCCGTTTGTGCCATCAGTGATCGGGTTCCCAATGCGATTAGTGACCGAACCCGTGGTGGAGCCGTCAATGACGTCAACCTGCCCAACCACAGTAGAGGTACCGCGACCGCCAGCGTTGGTGAGTAATTCGAACTTGTGACCTTGGAAGGCGTCAGCCTGCACCGTACCAAACGCACGGCCCGCATCTCGGGTCTGGCCGGGCAACCACATGCGTTCAAACAAGCTATCCCCTGCTGGCAGGACCGGGTTGCCGTTACCATTGACTGCCCAACCGTTGGCAAGGCCATAAGCGCGTAGATCGGGAAGCGCCGAGGTGACTTCAAAGCCCGGAATCCATTTGATGTAGCCGGGAGGCGTTGTCGCGCCATTCCCATACATTGCCACCTTGGTCCCAATCGGAACCCCACCAGTGAGATAGGATTGATTGGCCCAATAGGCGGCAGAGTGGTAGCTGCCATCGATCAGGTTCATGGAGACGGCCCACTCTTTGGCCTTGGTGCTCCAGCCCTGCGCTTCAACAATGTATTCCGCAATCTCTTCGCCAGCGGTGGCGGTATCATCTCGATAACCGCGAGCCTGCTGCGCAAAGGCCTCGGCTTGCGCCACGATCGCGGAATTAGCCTGATCGGTTATCAGCCGAAACGTCTCGCCGTCTTTGACACCGACAATCAGCATGCCGGCAATCAGCCCGCCTTCGGCAATATCATTACCCGAGTTCGACTTGACCGTTAGGGCGGCTTGACCATTGAACGAGATCGCAACGGGGCTTTCATCGCTCGTCTCCGCGATCGGGACGATGACCAGAGCGGCCTCCGAAACGGGAATGCCGGTGTCTGCCTGAATGGCCGAAGGCGTGCCAACGCCGGAGTTCGTCGCCTTGATAAAGCTGTAGGGCAGCGGCATCGCCCAAACCCAAGCCGAACCGATCCGGCGATAGATTCCGTTCTTTTCGCCATCTGGATCGGCAAACACCCAAGGCGTGAAATCGCCCACCGCCGCCGCATTCAGCTCGGCTAAGGTTTCGAACAGCTTGCCGGCGTTGGTGAGCATCTGAAACGGTCCAGTTGCCAGCAACTGAAGTGCTGCCGCATCGGCCGGAATACGAACGGTTGAGCCGTTGCGATTGCCCATGAAGTCTTCGACGATCGAAGAAGAAGGTATGTTGGGCGATTTAACGCCTGAATCAGCCATTGGGATTCCTCATCTGATGACAACGGAGAAAGGCCCGGAAATCGGACCCGCCACGCCGTCTGCGTTTTGCGGTTCAAGCCAGTAGTAGTGGGTGCCTGCCGGCAGGCAGGTTTCGGTTTCAAGGAAGGCGACGGCGTTATCGACCGAGCCTGCGAATGCGGAGTTTGCGGAGAAGGCGAAGACGTTGTTTCCGGCGACCGCCGTTAGGCGATCGGAGAAATTGCCGTTCGCGCTGCGGGCAACGCCATCAGCGTTAGAGCCGCCCGAGAGCCTAGGCGTCAACGCGCCGGCAGTGACGGCCGACAACGTGCCGGCGATGCGATAGGTCTTTCCAGTCGTCGCCGCGAGTGGCTGCGAGATGACTGCCGCCGTGCCGGCCGCGTGGGTGGCAACGCCGCTGCCGATCGTCCAACCGGTGCCGAGCGTCCAGCTTGCGGCACTGTCGAAGCCCGCGTTCGCCAGCAGGTTCGCGCGCGTCGTGTCGCCGTCCGGCAGGCTGTAGCTGCGAGAGGCCGCAACGTCGATCGCCACCCCGATCGCGTCCGTTGCCCGGTTGAGAACGTTGGACATCGACCGATAGAGCTGGACCTTTTTGGTGGCGGCATTGTCGCTAGTTGAGAACAGAATGCTGGCGCCACCGAGCAAGGCACCAATCGAGATGGTGGCGCTATCGAGCGCGGTCGGAACCGGTGCGTCATCGTTGCCGATCGTCAGGCTGACAACCGTCGTGAACGAACCAACCACGCCTGCCGGCGAGATCGCGGCGGCGCGGAGCTGAACGGGATTGCCGGTCGCATAGCCGGGGACGCTAGTGCCGCCGTCTGCCGCAACGAAGTCGATTGAGTTCCAGACAGTCGCCCCATTTAGGCGATGCTGAAGGCGGAACATCGAACTGACGATCGCTCCCGATCCGGGCTGAAGCAGGACAGTCAAACCGCCTTCGGAGCCGGTGCCGTTGAACCCGGTCTTGATGGACGTGAACACGGGCGCTGGAGGTTGGCCCGTCGCATCGCCAACGTCATCACCGACACGGCCCGACCACGCTGGCGGCACCTCTTCGTCGGTCAGCTCGTCAATGATAGGAGCCGCATCAACGAGGCGATAGAGCGATGCAAAGTCCTGGCCGGATTCGACCCGCGTCACCACAAGCGGCAGGCTCTCCGTTAGAGACTGTCCGAAATGCGCGAGGTCGTCGATCAACGGGCGTTCGGAGTGGTCCCCGATCAACATGACAGTGTGATGGATGCCCGCGATCGTGGCGACTGGCCTGACGACGCTAACGCCGATCGTGTCCTCATCATCAACGAAGACGCGGAAGCGGATGGCGTAATCGCGGCCGGCGACCATGGTCACGGCTTCGTCCAGCTCGATCAGCTTGCCGGTGACGGATTTCACGCGGCCGGCGACCTGTGTGCGCTCCAGAACGTCGAACGACCCCATGACGAGATCGCCGCGCGTGGCAACTCTAACGGCTCCATCCTGCACGACGGAATAGGTGTCCAGCCGATATTGGGCCTCGTACATACGGCGACGGGCCTCGCGCCAGATTTCGGCGGGATCGGTCTTGCCCGGAAGCTCCAGCGCCTCGGTCAAGGTGATGTCGCCGGAGTGCCCCGGCCATGGCACCAGCCGTTCGGCCGGCTTGTAGTCGTTGGTGGCATCGAGAAAGGCGACCCGGAAGCCGTCAGGTGGGTCGAAGTAGTTTCGGGTAGTCTTGAACTGCGCGCTGTTGCGCGGGTTGATGTGGTCGATCACCAGCTCTTGCGGCCGATCGACAACCACCGTCCAGCGGATGCCGTCATGGCGCTGGCGAGCGCGGCCGGCCAAGGCGACTTCCGCAAGCGCCTCGCGCAGCAGCTTGTCCTCATCGTGCACCCGGTCGTATTTCAGGCCCTTCAAAGTACAGTATTCGTGCCAGCTCTGAAGCGCCGGCAGATCGATGGAGCTATCAGGAACCGGGCGCGGGTTGGCCGGCGACTGGAGGACATAGCGGAACCACGAAGCCGGATTGCTGGTGGTTCTAACGATCCATGTGCCCGTCGTCTTGTCCCAATCAGGAATGCGCTTGGCAGCGATGGCGTTGAAATTGTCGAGTGCGCCGTTGAGCTGATAGGTCGCCTTTACCCGTACCGCCACGAGCGCAAGCGGCCGATTGAAGTTAAGCGGGTATTCCGGGCGCAAGGTCTGAAGCGAAAGCCAGCTCGATCGGCTCTGTGTACGTGTTGACGTGTGCTCATCCGTCATGCGCTCCACTTCGATGTCGTAGCGACCGCGCGTCGGGAAATCCCATGTGTGCTGGCGATAGAAGCCCTCGAATTTCGCCGCCGTGATGTTGAGGGTGACGACGTCGGTCCATGCTTCCGTGTTGGCACGGCGCTGCCTTACACGGATCGCAACCGTTGCGTTGACGTTGCCGCCATTGTCGTTGACCGAACCAAGGCCGGCCGGAAACCCGACGATGATGGAAGCGCCCGACGCATCAGGGCCGGTGCTGCGAATGATCGGGGTCGATTTCGAGGGACCCGAAATCACCGTGCCGGCATCGTTTCGCGGCAATGGCCGAACCAGCTCCGCGCCGACGTTCTCTTCGTTGACCTGCTTCGGGTAGAGCGTTAGCGGCTGATCGGAAGCCAGCCCTTCGCGGATCTCGGTTTGGACCTCGTCATAGTCATCAAGCTTGGTGTCACCGATCTGGAACTTCGATAGATCGACCCCGTTCGGGCCACCGTATCCGAAGTTGAAGACGGCTCGAATGTACTGAATATCGCCGACGATTTCGGTGTATGACTTCGCGGCAAAAGGCGGCGCATAGCGGATTGTGCCCATGACATCGGGAACGACGCCGTTGGGATCGATCCGGTTCTGCCAGCCGGAAATCGTATAGGTCTCATTGCGCGTTGAATCCGTCGTCTTCGGCTTTGACGGCGGGATAAGCGCATTGATCAACAGGCTTCCGAGCACGCTGACGCCGATGCCGATGCCGGCCGCCAACAGCGTGCCGCCGAATGTTCCGGCAAGCCCGAGAGCGCCGACCCAATATTGCCCGAGGGCAGCCGCAATGACGGAAACGACGATCTGAAGCAGCGAGCGAAGGATGTTCTTTCCGGGCACGATGCGAATGACGACGTGGACGCCGGCAAGTGGTCGAACGCGGTGCCAGTGCTGCCGATCGACCACCACCGAGCCGAGCCGCGACACGAGAACCACACGCATCTGCGCCATGTCGGTCTGCGTCGCGCTCGGAAGAGCCGCCTGGACGATCTGCGCCACGGTCAGGCCGGTCGGAAGCTCGATGTCCACGCGTCCGCAGCCGGGATCAAGAAGGGGAGCCGCGAGAACGGGAATACTCCGCGGTTCGGCTGAAGCGAGACCGGCCGGCATCACGAGGGCATTCATGCGCCACCTCGCTTGGTCGTGGCCACGTGCCGATACGTGCCGGTCAAACGGGGCTGCCATTTGCCGGTGTTGTAGTGCTCAATCTTGGCCTGATCGTCGGCCGTCACGTGCAGCATCAAGCCGGGCGACACGACAATGCCGATATGCGTTTCCAGCCGGCCGCGCCGGAAGGTGACGAGATCGAAGGTGCGAGCACCAGCCACCTCGCGCCACACGGGATCGCGGCGCTCGCCATCGACCAGAGCAGCAATCTGCTCCTGTTCCTCTAACGAGACATAGCAGCCGGAATAGGTCGGAAGCGTTATGCGAAGCTCTTCGGCATAGACGAGGACAGCAAGGCCCCAGCAATGGACACCTTCGAACGTATGGCCGAACTCGTGGTACGGGGTGCCGACATAGCGGTTGGTCCAATGGCTCATCGGTGCAGCCCCGGAAAACGATCCTTGGTCATTCGACCGGAGGGATACTTTTCTTCCTCGATGTCCTCGCGGGAAAACTCGATGGTGACTTCGCCGGCATCGATGTCGGCCGAGGTGATTTTCATATCGCGGAACTCCGCTTCAATGAGGTTTGGAGATGACGCCAGAACGACGGCCATGTGGATCGTCGCAAGGCTGGTAAAGCTGCGCATCAGCTTGGCGATGTCGTTGTCGATGTTCTCGAGAACGAAGGTTCCCGACGCCGGGGCATCTTCCAGATCGGACGGAACAACTGCGCTGACGAGGACAAACAAGAACGGATTGCTGGCCGGGTTTGTGCCCATCCACGTAGACCGCGTGCCATAGGTCAGCGGATCGTCCGATAGCCGTTCGGTGTTATCCGTCGAGAGACGAATGGGCGCGTCCAGCAGCTCGTGCTCGATGTAGAAAAGCGCCACATAGATTTCGTCGGTCGCCGATGCGTCCTGCATCAAGCGGGCGTTGAGCGAAACGCGCCTCATGGCATCACACTCACGTTGAAAGTGATACGGAACTCGACACCAACAATGGTCTCCACCGGCAACGTGTCACCGAAGAGGCACAACCAACGCGCCGCCATTAGCATCGGGCGACCGTCTGACATAAGAAGGCGCTGGCCGTCGCCAGTCAGGATCGGCCAGCCGTCCGTTGTCGGGTCAGGCATGTAAAATGGAAGCGCGCCGTGCGACGTGTCCTCTTCATAGAAGGTATCGAACACGCCCTTGCCGGCGCGCGACAGCATCACGGAGAGCGTCACCATCTTCGGTACTGATGAAAACCGGCGTCGATAGGCTGGCGTTGGGGCTTCGGCCTGACGCTTCAGGCGCGCTTCCGCTGCCGTTCGCTGATAGGTGTTGCGTTCCGGTCTCGGCAGGTCTTCAGGCCAGATAGCGACGCTCATCGGTTAATCCCCCTGCGGCGAACGCCATACTGTTCTTCGATCGTGCGGGAGGCCTTTCCGCCCTTCTTGGCGATGCCTGCCGCGATGCCTTCCGAGAGCGTGAAGATCGTCTGCCGCCCGCCGCGATCGTCTTCCTTTTCCTCGGTCTCGACGTGCGCGCCGGAATAGTTGTTGAGGATGATGGACGGACGCCCGGAGCCAGAAGCCCCGTTAGAATTCACGGCCGAAGGATAGACATTGCCGGCGCTGACGTAGCCGCCGCTGTCGTAACCGCGCAGCAAACCCTTGTGCATGGCATCGAGCTTGGCGACACCGACGCGCTGGACAGCCTTTTTCGAGAACACGAATTCGTCAGCATGAACGACGCCGGCGACGTCCTTTTCCGCGCCGGGACCGGTCCAGCCGCCGACGTCGTAAAGCCCGAGGCCGCCGCCAGCCCAAGCAGAGGCAAACTGCGAGGAGCTGCCAAGCAACGAGGTGCCGTAGCTCGTCAGGCCGCCGCCGAAGAGCTTGCTGAACCAGCCCATAATCCCGCCGCCGCCCGAGGGCGCTGCGGGGAAAGCGTTCGTCAGGTTCTTGCCGAACTGATCGAATCCCGTGCCGAGATTGCCAAGCCCTTGGGCAGTCTTGTTGGTGGTCGCACCGAGCTTCGAAAGAGCCTCTTCCGCCCCGCTGAGGCGTCCGGTCCAATTGTGCATCGTTTCGGGCGTGCTCGCGCTATAGCCATGCGGGCGCTCGAAACCGCCAAATGCCGCCGTGGCTTCCTTCAGGTTCCGGCTGTTCAGCAGCGCCCGATAAGAGGCGCTTTCCGTGGTTTGCAGTTCCTTCCAAGCGAAGTTGAGCTGGCCTTGGACGTTCCCGAGGTTCTGCCGGCCCCCGAGCGCTTGCAGCAGCGCGGGCGCGCGATCATTCCATTGGAACAGACCGAGCGCGTTGCCACCGTCGCCCACGGCAAGCGGATTGAAGGCGCTTTCGGCCTTCGCATGTCCCATGATGCCGGCAACCTGATAGTCCTTCAGGCCCTTGGAGGCAAAAAAGTTCCAAACCTGCGCGGCAACACCGCTCTGGTTTGTCGGGGTCGCAGCCGCGCCTCCATTGTCATTGGACCCAAGGAGGCCGGAAGCCAGATTGCCAATACCGCCGCTAACGCCGCCATTTACGATGACGGTAGCAGCATTAACCGACATCGAGCCGACGGTTTGACCGAGCGCCTGGCTGACCAACGAACCGGTATCTTTTGCGCCGCCGCCGAAGAGCCTCGAAAAGATGCCCCCCACACCACCGACGTCGGAAAGCGTTCCATAGTCCGTGCCAAGGATCGCATTCTTGAGCGGGTTCTTGATGGTGAGTTCCGTGAACATGCTGGTGATGTCTTTGGCGACGCCTTCTAGCGCGCTGCCGATATCGCCCGACATCAGTCCATCAACGATGCCGTCGATGCTGTCTTCTGCGCTGGTTTTGACCTTTCCCCACGCGTCGGCCTGTCGCGCGATCTCTCGATTGAGGTTCGCTTGCTCAAGAGCCTGCGCCCTTAATTGCGCAGCAAGATCGCTTGTGGTCTCAATTCCCATGCTGCGGATTTTCTGTTCCGCTTCGAGCTGCGCCAGCGCACGCGCTCTAACGGTCTCGTTCTCGCCCAGCAGCGCCTTCTCAAGACGGAGCTCCTGAAGCTTTTCGTCCTGGCCGCGAAGATACTCCAGCGCGGAAGCTCGCTTTTGCTCAGCCGCAAGGCTGGCATATCCCGTCTTCAGATCAGTGATGACCTTGTTCAACCGCTCCTTTTCGTCGCCTTCGGCGGCAGCGGCAGCGGCGACCAACGGGCGCAAAACCGACTCTTCCTGAAGCAGCCGGTTTGCATCGGCCGACGTCAGCGCGCCGCTTGCCACCATGGCATTGAGGCGCTGGCGCGTTTCCAGCTCGGCATTCATATCGCTGGCCTGCGTAGCGGCTGCAGCAATGGTCTCTTCGACAACGCGGGTCCGCGCCCGCGCCGCCTCGGTGGCGATCGTGTCGGCCGACACCTCGTCGCCTGCCAACTGAAGGCGAGCGCGGCGGGCCTCCAGCTCGGCACGCAGGAGCGGGTTTCGCTCGTTCTGAATCTGGATATCAAGCCGATCCAGCTCAAGAGCGCGCTGCTGCCGGTTGATCAGGGCATCAAGCGCCCGCGTCTTGGCGTCAATGGCCGTGTCGATGGAAGCCTGTTGCGTGCTGTCCATACCCGGTGCGCCGCGTCCTGCTTGCAAGGCGGCAATTTCGTTGCGAAGGTCCTGCTCACGTTTCGAGTTCGCATTCGCGTTCGATGCATTGGCGATCGTCAGGGACGCCGCGCCTTTGCGGCTTTCCGCCGCCTGTCGCTGTTTCTCCTCGGCGGCGGCCTGATCTGCAAGCAGCTTATCAAGTTCGGCTTGCAGCCCCTCGCGGCCTCGCACGCGCGGCAGGGCCAATATCTTTTTCAGCTCTTCGATACGAGCCGCACCGGACTTGCCCGAAATCGCCTCGTCAATCGCGCTTCCAATCGAATCGAGAGCGTTAGAGGCATTGGTGCTGACGAAGTCCCATGCACGACCGAGCGCGGTGGTTGCTTCGGCCGCATCGGCAAGCCGATCGGGCAGCGCCTTCAAGAGCACGGCCTGCGCTTCAGACTGGCGGTTCTGATTTGCAAGATTGGTTGCCTGCCGTGCCGTGGCGGCATCAATCAGCCCATATTTCTCGTAGAGGGTTTGTGCTGCCTGCGCCGGATCGGCGAACAATTCGGAAAGAGCGCTGCCGGCGTCGCTAGAGGCAATGCCGATCGTCGCGGCGAAATCTTTGGAAATGCCGATCAGGCTGGCGAAGTTCTCAGAGCCAATGCGACCGGTGCGAAGGAATTGCGCTTCCATCCCACGTGCTGATGAAACCGAAATGCCGGCAGATGCTGCACCAGCTCGCGCGGCTTGCTCCATCGCTGCTGCGGTGCCTGCCGTGGCGCGACCGAGGCCAGCGGCGGCGGTTGCAACCTCCTTCGTCGAGGTCAGATAGTTGCTGTAGGAGATGACACCCAACGCGGCGGCAGCGGCCAACGCGCCGACGCCGAGCGTCAACGGATTGAGCAGCTTGGTCGCGCCGGAAGCGATAACGCCGAGGTCCTTGAGCGCCGCGTTAACGCCGCCCTGGCCGGCGTAGAGCTGGATGATCTGCGGCCCCTGCTGGGCGAATATCATCGCCGGGTTCATGCCCATGAATGCAGTCTGTCCGACGTCAAAAACCTGATATGTCAAGTTCTGGCGTCGGTAGCGATCGGCGCTGGCATTGTCATTCGCGGGCGGCAAGCTCGGAACCTGCGGCGTAGAGCGAGGTGCCGGGGTGCCAACACCGGATGCCCGCAGAAGTTCGTCACGTGCTTTCTTCTCTTCCGCTGCCGCCCGTTTCGCCGCATCTGCGTTCCTGCGTATGGCCTGCGCATCGCGATCGAGGGCGGCGGTTTGCTTATCCAGCGATACGGCCGTTTCGGACGCCTCCCTTCCTAACGCTGAAACATCATTTTTGAGATCAGCCGTCGCGGCTCGCGCTGACGCGGTGTTCGCCTTAAAGACAAGCTCGAATTCCATTTGCTTGGTCATGCCGAGGCACCTGCAAAAACGGCGAGAGCTGCAAGCTCCATCACCTGAAGGTCAGCGAAGATGGCGGGAGCGAAGTCGAAGCGGCGAAGCACAACGTCAACGCTGGAATAGTCGAAGCCAGTCCAGATCAGAGCGGACGAGCCTGCGATCACGCGCCATTGCGTTTCACAGGCGAGAAAGGCGGTGACGCTATCCCAATTGAGAGCAAACACTTTGAACGCCTCGCTAGCCTCATCCGTCACCAGTGAGGGATCGACGGCGGCACCCATCTGTTCGAGTTGGGCCGCAACGTCCTCATCAATTGTGACGGTCGCTCGCGGATCGGAGCGGCCGAGGCGGGCATACGCCCAACCCCGCGCCGCTTCCCTCAGTTTCCCAAGCGGGCTTCCTGCCCATTCAGGCTGTCGGCATAGGCCTCATAGACCGCCGTGCGGAACCAGCTCATTTGCAGCGCCGAGCGGAAACGATCTTCGGAGAAGGACACCGCGCCGCCGTCCTTGGCGATAACGTCATCCCAATTCTTGCAAACAAGCAGCAACTGCTCGTGCTCATGGTCCGCACGTTCCTTTGCCGTGGTGAGGTTTTCGTGTCGCTCTTGAGCTGCAAGCGCTTCGTCGCGCGGGAGCGGTTCGAACTGAATTTTCAGGGTCTGTTCGATGATCTTGCCGGCCGCTTCCGGGTCGGGAATGCGAACCTTGACCGGCCAGAAATAGCGATAGTTTTCCTCGATAACGAATTTCATGCTTTGTCTCCTGAAGCTGAAAAGTTGGGTTGGAGGGAAAGGATCAGGTGAAGACGAACTTGAGTTCGTCCATGCCGTTGACCGGCGTGAAATCGAGCGGCAGCGAATAGTTTAGAATGCCGTCCGTCTGGCCTTGGGTCGGCTCGCCGATCTGGACGGCCGGCGCGGTGATCGTGATGGTGTTGCCGGCCTGAGTGCCGTGGGCGATCGACAAGCTTCCGGGTTCGCGGGAAAGTGCTTTCTCGAACCAGTTGATATCGGAGAGCGCCCGCGCTTCGACGACAGCCGTGCCGGTGGCTGAACGGTTCGAAACCAGCACCTTTTCGTCGCCGATTAGGAAGCGTGGCGTCAGCGTGTTGCCGAGGTCGATCGACAGGCTTTCAGCGACGGACGGCCAGCCGTGCAGCGACATGGCAGTGTTGGCCTTGCTGACAGGAACCGGGATCGCCCAACCGACTTTGCTCACGGCAGGCATCACGCCGATATCGGTGATCTCGCCGAGCATGCCGACAATGGTCACACGCCACTTCGGAATGCCCTTCGGCGCGAACGACGGCGCGAAATTGGCCTTGGCACCAACGAAGATGTGCTGGACCTTATCGGAGATGAAGTAGACCGAGGCCGACTCCTCTTCGTCTTCGACGATGGTATATTCGACCTTCGTGCCGGCCGTGACGGTTTCGGCGAAGTTGGCCGCGCGTAGCAGCGGTGAATACTTCGGCGGGGTGCCGGCAACACCAGAACCGGCGATTTCGATATCGCCTTCCAAGCGGCCAAAGATGCCGGCGAGAATGACGCCCTGGTTACCCATGTATGGCAACATCAGGTCACGCGAGACACGTTCGCCGGTCATAGGCGTGAACGTGACGTTCGACATGATGACGGCATTCGCCGCGATCGGCTCGGCGTCTTCGCCCTGGACGGTTTCGTTCTTGACCAGAATGGCGAGCTTACGGAAAAAACGGGTACCACTCATCTAACGGCCTTTCTTGGCGTGCTGGCCTTGACGGCCGGTGCGGGAGTTTCAGTCAGGGCGGCGGCTTCAGGTTCAGGAGGCGTGACCGCCTCGGAGACCTTGGCGAGCGCGCCGGTTTCGGGGTCGCGGACAAAACGCCCGCCTGCTTTTGGCTGATCCATTTCAGTCCTCAACCGTTAGAAATCGTGTTGTTTCCCACGTCTGGACGTAGACCGTGGCGTTGTTGCCAACCGGCGTTCCTTCGCCGCCGACAAGCTCGCAGGGTTCGCTCATGTCGGTCGGCTCCCAACCGGCAAGCGCCTGTTCGATGGCGTGTTTGAAGCCGCTGAACTCCTTGGCGCGCATTGCGCCAAGCGCATCGCCGTGATGACGGAGAATGATCGCAACGAGAAACTGCTCGGTGACGTGCTGGCGAAAGCCGCCGCTCATCAGCGTGTTCGGCTTCGCCTTTTCGCGGAATGGAATGACGAACGTCGTTCCGCTCGGGCGTGCGGTGGACTTGGTGATGACGTCCAAATCCTCGGCCATGACGACATCCGGCAAATCGGTGGCCGCCTTCAGGCGCTCGACGATAGTGTTGATCATTACCAGCCCCTCAAACCGCGTTCGGAAAACACCTCTTCAGGTGCGGAAAACATCGTGGTGCCTGATGACGTCGCCGGGGTCTCGCCGCTGGCGATCGGCAGCGTGATCGCGCCTTTGGCAACGTCCTTCAGCGCGGCAATCGCGTTGTCGTAGTCGGTGATGACCCATTCGGGCGGGGCTTCGTGGTGCAGGCGGTGGCGCGCGATATCAATCGCCCACGTGCGGACGAGATCGGGAACGACTGCGAAAGGAAGGGTGTACTTCGTCGCGACATACCCGTTGATGAGGTTGTCAGCGTGTTCAAGCGCCGCGCCTATAACGCCGGCATCAATTTCGCCGTCATTGTCGCGATCGGCAATCTGGCGAATTTCCGTCTCGCCAGCGCGCTCAATCAAATCTTCAAGCGTTGCGTAGGACATAAGCGATTACCGTTGCTTCAGGGGGGAGCCACCGGCCGGGATCGACCCGACCGGTGCAGTCGCGTTCGTTAGAAATCAGCAGCGCATGGGCGGTTTGAGAAAGACGAGACCGTTGGTCGCGTAACTCTCGGCAAACTCCCGCTTCAGCGGCTCGGCTGCGGTGACATCAACCGGGCGAAGGCCGAGGTCGCGGCGATCGGTGGCAACAACGACGCTGGTCGGCGCGACGTCGATCGCGTCGATGACAACGACAATCGAATCATGAACGGCGCGATAGAAGCCGGGATCAGCGGAGACGTCCGCGTAGACCGGAGCACTGGCGAAGAAGGCGCTGGCGACGATTGCCAGAGCGCCGAGCATGCAGGATCGAAGGAAGCAAATGCGCATTCGAGGTTCCTTGTTGGGGATTGGTGAAGTCCGAACGGGGCGGATGGTGTAGAGGCATCCGCCCCGCGATAAGGGCCGGCTTGGGAGACTTCGGAACGGCCCTTATTTCTTGATGGCTTTGGCAGCGCCCGCCTTGGTGGCTTCCGCCAGAGCGGCTTCCAGCTCGGGAACGCGCTTGCGCAGCTCGTCCAGCTCGGCGGCGGCTTCCACCTCATTTCTGATGGCTTTTTCCTGCTCGCTGGCCATGTCGAAGGCCGCGTTTTCAAGGTGCGCTTCAGCCTCGAAAAGCTTCTCTTCAGCCTCGGCTAGCTTGCCAATCAGCTCGTCACGCTCGGCGACGATCGGAGCGACTGCGGCCGTGACGGCATGTGCAACGATGCCATCGGCCAGCATCTTGGCAGTCAGCGCAACTTCGCTGTCGAAATCGGCCGACGTCTGTGTGTCGGACGTGTCGAACACGAGCGGCGCGGTGCCGATCGCCCTGGCCGCGTAAAGGTGGTTTGCCACGGCAGCCGAGACGAGCACGACCGTGCCGGCAGGTTCACGCTTGCCCTCGATTTTTGCAGGGCTGGCGAGCGTGACGGATACCTTGTTGTCATCCATGGTTTCGGTCTCCCGTTAGGCCGGCGTGGCGCCAGCGTTCTGGAACAGGAACCCGCCTTCAGCTCCCGTTAGGATCGGGCGGCGCTCGACCTTGGTCGGGTAAATCCAGCTATCCGTCCCGTTTTCGAAATACGGCTGATTGACCTGCGGATAGCCGGCCAGCTCGTAGGTGTAGGCGAAGGACGGAACCTGAAAATTGTCGCCGGCATCCGGGACGTAGGCCAAGATGGCGTCATCACCCCAAACGTCGTTGGCAAGATCGGAATCGGCTGCGGTTTCCGGCAGGTAGACAGCCGCGCCGACGACAACCCTCTTCAGCTCGAAATAGGCCGCGAGCATATCGACGGTGATGCTGTCCTTCGACGTGTACTTGAAGTGCTCCTTAATCTTCGGATGATTGCAGAGCGCGTTCTTGGCGCTTGGCCCGAGCGCCAGCGTGTTCGGATAGCGGCCGATCGACTGGCGAATGACTTCCTTCGCGTCGTCGAAGTCAGCCTTGGGGTCGCTGTCTTCGCTCTTCCAGCGGTCGGAACCAGTCAGAGCGACCTTGTGATTGTTGTCGTAGTTGGCGGCGTTGCGGGCAATGCCGGCCGTCTCGACTTCAAGCCCTAGGTCAACGACTTCAAGCACCATGTTGATAGCGCCCGAGCCGAGATCGATACCGGGAACAGCTTCGGCTTCTTCCTGATGTTCGACCGGCACGACGCCCTCAAGCGCATCCTGGGCCAGCGAAACAGGGTCGGACGCGTAGCCGTACTGAACGCGCTTCTTCTGCGCGCCTGGAGCGCGGCGGGTGTTCAGCAACCGGAAGGCTTCCTTGCCGAACTTGATGACGCGCATCGAGCGGTTCGGGATCGTCACGCGCGGGAACAGCTCGTGCGAAATGAAGGTTGAGTTGCGGTAGCCGCGTGCATGCGTCGAAAGAATCGGATCGACGACAGCGGCGGTGCGTGCGTTAAGAACGGTGGTCATCGTGGCAAAGGCCCTTATCGAACGAGGATGGAGACGAATTCGCCATCGGCAGCGGCGGTCAGCGCCGTGGCGAAGGCGTTGGCAGGCGTAGCGCCGGCTGTCTTGACGCCGCCGGTCGCAGCGGAAACGACCTTGGCACCCTTGGCGATGGCACCCTTGGCGCGAACGCGGCCAGTACCAACCATGATCACGGCGGTGCTTTCGCCGATCGCGGCCGGGTTTTTGGCGATGCCCTTCACAGGCGCGTCGTCGGCGGCCACCTTGGCGTCGTCGAAACCGACAAGATCGAAGGCGTCGATTGCCGTCGTCGCAACGACGGTGTCCGACAGGGCTTCAGTAAAAAACTGCATGCTTGGAAACTCCGTTGGGGGTTACTGCACTGCCTTGACGGCGGCGATGTACTCGGTGCCCGGATGGGCGCGCTGATAGGCAAGCGCCTTGTCGTGGACTTCCATGCGCTCCCGATCGACGGCATGACCGTCAGACGCAAACGAGGCGCTGGCCTGCTTTCCGGCTTCCGGCAGATCGGTTGCTCCGAACGAGACGATTTTCGGCTGTGCCGACAGGACGTCGCGGACGGCCTGGCTGACCGAAGCGGTGACGGTGTTCGCGCCGTCCGCAAACGACACGGCGGTGTCGGCCGGCAGCGCATTGAGGATCGCAACAACCTTGTCCTTCGACGCGGGCAGCAGCTTACCGTCCGTTACCAACGTTTCGGCGAAGGAGACGTTGGCGGCATTGGCAAGCGCCTGCTCGCGCTTCTGAAGGTCGGCGAAACGAGTGGTGAATTCGGCTTCGCGGGCTGCGAAGGCCGGATCGACAGGCTTTGTCACGGGCGGTTCCTTGGGTTCGATGATAGGTGAAGCGGAAAACGACGGCTGCACGGCCGGCGTCTGAAGCTCGGTTTCGGCCAGCCACTCGATGCGGAAGCCCGGAAGCGCCTTGTCCGCGTCTTCCATGCCGAACTTTTCGATGAAGAACTCGCGGAGAGCGCGCAGGATGCTGGCGGTTTCCTCAAGTCCGCGTTCGCCGAACTCGACGGTGCAGGTGCCGGCATCGTCAGGCTGCGAGAACTGGACGTTCTGGAGACCGGTCACAGCCGGAGCCGCGCCGCCGAGGAAACCGATATGCTTCGGGTACCACGTACCGGGAACCGGGTTGGCGGCAGCATCGGGGCGATGGAAGGACAGCGACACCTTCTTGTAGGTGCCAGCCTTCACGGCGTCAGCGAAGGCCGGAGCGATCTCGCCGACGTTGGCAAACAGCCGATCGGCCTTTGCGTCGTAGTCGAAGCTTTGCGCCCAGCCGAAAGCCGGCGCGTCCGTCTTCGGATGACCGACGACAACAGGTGCCGGTGCCGTCGCAAAATCGTAGGCATCCGCCATCGCTTTCAGGTCGGCGGCAGAGAATGAAAGCTGCTGGCCTTCCATCGGCGTAAAGGTGCCGGTGCGGAAAACCTCAATGCGGGCGGTCTTCTTGGGAGTGGTGTTCGGCATGTCGGTTTCCAGTGCGTTGCTGGAAACGACAATGCGTCAGGGTGGGTTATGCCACCTCAGGACAACAGGTCCGGTCAATCTTCACCCCGGCCGCCGTCAGGGACACAATGCGTCAGGGCGATCGTTGTTTCAAGTCCCGCGCGCAATCTGGAGGCCAAGGGCAAGGCGCGATGCCGTCACAGTCGATTTCTAACGGGGGTCTAACGGGGGTTGCGCCGAAATCTGGTATCATCGCCCGCCAGACCGTTCTGCGCGCACTGGGAACCGCTATTTTCTCGGAGCCGAAGGGAGAGCTATTCGGTCGTCAAGCTGTCCTCGCTGTCGCTGACCTCTGGGCTGTCCTGGGTGGCATTTTTCTTTGCCTGCTTCTGCTGATCGCGTTTATCACCCAAGAGTTCTCGCAAAGCAGCCGTGGCGGTTCTGCGCGTCCCACGAGCTTCGTACCATTCCTTGAACAACGTTTCGATCAGACCAATCAGCAACTTTGCCTCATCGTGGGTAATGTCGATGATGTGGTCGACATTTTGATCCATGTGCGCGCCGATATCGCCTACCCCACGAACCGCTTGAATGGCCTCCCATAATTCTGGATCGATACTGCTTCTGACATAACTCAATTCCGCGCCGAGGTTTCCGCGCTTATTGTTCGGTATGTTGAAAAAGTCCCGCACAATTCCCTGCAAACAACGCCGTGCCATTGCAGCAGAGGCTCTTCCGCTAACCTCGGCGACAAGAACGGCCTCACGATATGTAATAGCTATTTCCTCGGGAACGTCAGTCGGAAGCGTCACCAGCCTAGCCTCAGGCAATAATGCTCGCTCGAACCTGTCAAGCTGCATTTGGAGGTAAGTGCCGGTGGTGGAACGTTGCAACGCGACATCTCCGAACTGGACATTGATGCTCAGCTCTCTGCAATCACTATTCGCGCAGGCGACAGACTCGACTCTAAGGCCGACGTGACCGCGCTTCGACCGCGTGTTGACCTGTATCGTTGACTCGCTGATGCTTTCTTTGGTCACGAACGTATTCGTACCACAGTACGGGCACCGCCACCTGTCGCCGGGTCTCAGATTAAACATTTCAGAATCCTTAATGCCGAAAGTTACAGGATCGAGCGTCTGTCTACTCGTCCCCAAAGGAAATGACCGTGCGCTCGCTTATGCCGGGAAGCGCTCCGGGCGTGAACACGGCCCGGGTGAAAGAAGACAGGTTCATATTGTGCACACTAAACAGTTCCGCGCACGTCTGCCCGAACTCAACCGATACCCGGTTTTTTACGGCATCGTGATGCGGTCGATGCGAGTAGAGAAGGTGAAGGATGCGCCGTTTAAGCGTGTCTTCTACCTGCTTAGCTATTCCATAGCCGCTTGAATAAACTACGGGGTTAATCCGGTGCTCCCTTTTGGCAGGACCGCCATCCACCCGTAATAGGTCCAAATTCTGATTGTTAAAGCCAAAACCGAGGAAGACGAGCACACTGGCAAACTCTATTGCACCGTGAATGCGGCCGATCGTTTCGGGATCGTGTTGCTGCTCCGTGTAGGTCTTAATGTTCGCGGCGATGTGCTCTAGCTCAACGTCGCTTGGATGGAGGCCAAACCCAAGTTTCTTCTCTCCGTAACCACTGTCATGCAACGCCAGCTCCCCCAACGTACCGTAGGGATGAATTATGTTCATGCCCATGACGATCTCATGAGCCTCCGACAACGTAATCCGATAGGCAGCTGCGATCTGCTTGCGAAGATAGTACTCAATACACCGATCATAATTGAAGCAGACGATCGAGACACCCCGCCCAATATCCTTGGCATTGCGAACGCCGTCGCAAAGAATACGGAAAAAGTGCCCGATCCAAGTGTTATCGGGGTTGATCAATTGTTTTCCCGACTTATTGAGCATGGGGGCGGCCGGACGAGCTTCAAAATCCGGCTCTCGCTTTGCAGTCAAGCTGCAGTCATCTTCCGCCTTGATAATCTCCAGAGCGATCAGAACTTTTCCAAGATTCGCAATTTCGCGCTCTTCCGGGAACCGATCAATGAAAGCGTCGATACTAACCGCCGTATGGATACCGCCCTGGATGGCGCGCGCGGCGGCGATCGCTCGCTCTCGCGGCTCTCCGGCTGGATACGCCCTAAGAAGCGTCTCAAAAAAGTTCTGATCGCCAATTTCGGATTTCGGAGCGCCAAGGTTTCGCAGAACCGCGCTTCGCTTTATTCTTTGAGCTAGTTCCGTTCCTACTGGCATACCGAACTCGGCGCTAGCGCCCGCCCCGATGACGAATGTCGTGTTCTCGCGAAACATCTTTACTTAATCCATTGCCCACCTAGGCTCACGCCAAGCGCCTCGAAATAATTGCATCTGAAATAAGCATGCCGCCCTTGGGTGGTAAAGATCAGTTTCAAGGCCACCCAACTAACTAGCCCCGTAACCAATCATCCGCGATGCCGATGATTATGGTTTCGTCCTCTTTCTTGACGCCCGCGAACGGACGCGCAGGAATGTTGATCGTGTGCTCGCCAATCTCGACTTCACGGGCAAAGTTAGAGTTCGCCTTGCGCCGAAATTTCTGATCAAGCGTGTCCGACTTGGCATCGTAGCGCTGATAGATCGTCTGCTTGCGCGCCGGCATCTTGATTTCGGCACCAAACTGGTGAGCTGCAGCGTATTCGACGGGCGTCCCAACGCGGGCTTCCGTCGCCGTGGCAGCAACCGAGAACGAGCCGACAAGCCGGCCGCGTGCGCGCAGGATGGTAATCGGCGTCAGGCGGCGCTTTTCCCGTTCCTTGATCGTGCGCGGCTTCAGCGTCTGCCACGGCGTTCCATCGGGTGCGGTCTCACGCTCGAAATTGTCCTGGATCGAATTGCGCAGATGCTCCCCGACGTTCTTGTAAAAGCCAAGCGGGTTCTCCATTCGATCGACAAGCTTGCCGAGCTGGTCGAGCATGTCGGCATCGTTGATGCTGACGCTATGGGTGATGCTGATGCCGGTCATGTCGACAAATCCTGACTTTGAGACTATGTTTGTGACTTCCGCCGAACACGCAATGACCGATGATGGTCCAGATAGCTCTTCGGTGGCGAGGCCGGATCATCCCGGCCTTTCTATTTTCCCTTTCGCTTGAACAGCAGCTTGCCGCCCCGGCGCTTGTCGATCGCGTTGAAATCCACCTCGCCTTTCTTCGTAGTCGGATTGTACGAGGTGATAGCCTGCCAAACCCGCTGCCCCATCTCAAAGACCACCTGAATGCCGGTCTTGGGATCGACGCGGATGTAGCGACGGTCAACGATAAGCTCTTCAACAGTCGGGTCGGTCGGATCGCTCTTCCGAGCAACACCCATCCAGATTTCATCGGGGTCCATCAGGGTTTCGGCCATCAAAGGCGTCAGGACGTTGCGGCCTCGTTTCATCACCTTCAGCTCGCCACTCTGGTTCCGAAACAGCCAGTCGGAGACCGGTACGACGTCGCCGGCCGCGTCGGTGAAAAGCACGGCCTGATTGGCTTCCGCACCGAATGGCTTCAGGAAGGCCGCAACGTAGTCTTCAGGCTGCAAGCCCTCCGGTAGCGGTTTGGCAGCGAATGGCTTGGCGTTAGCGACAAGCGTGCTGATCGGCTCGGGGGTGTCGATCTCCACAGCCTGACGCGGGTTGCCGAGGGCTGGCGTGCCTTCGTCCAGTAGCGCGGACGGCACCAATCCTTGCTCCCATTGAGCACCGGGCATGTAATCCCAACCATAGCCGACGCCCTGCGGCACTTCCGTGAGTTGGCCGGTAATCGGATCCAACACGGGCCGGAACAAAGCGCCCGGTGCGTCGTCCGGTCCTGTCTTGCCGAGTCGCGTCAGATCGGCCCTAGACAGAGTGCGGACGCCGCAAGAGCAAAGCCAATCGTTCGGCGGGAAATGCGTATCCCACCACGGATCGTCCCAACGAAGGATTTTGCCGTGCCATGCAACGTGCAGCCGGCGCGGGCTCATAGGGGTGCGGGTTTCACCGTGGCGATACATCCAGAACGGACGCATCTTGACGACGTCGGGGTCCCGCATCTGCTTCAGCCGGCCGGCCATGAACGACGTGCGAATGTTGGTCTCGAAAATCACGCGGGTGCGCCAACCGCGTTCGCCGTTGTATTCCCAACCGTATTGCCCAACGATCCGATCGAAATCCTTGCGGAAGTCGTCGAGCGTGGTTCCGTCTTCGATCGCCCTGGCTATGGCGTTCTGGAAGTCCGACAACATGTCGAGATCGGTAGCACCCGCGATGACGAACGCGCGATCGTGAACCCCGCGCATGGCATCGGTCCAAGCCTTCGTCGGCTTGACGCGCTTCTGCCTGAAATAGTCGATCTGTTCCTTGAACGGTTGATTGAAAACGTCCGGCTCCGCAAAGCTCGCATCCGTCTCACCGTCCAGAAATACCGCCTCGCGGCCTTGCAGCGCGGCGAGCTGGAGCGCGTCACCGATAACCGTGCCGAGCGCGATCGGCGACCACGACGCCCCGAAGGCGAGAACGGCGCGCGCGGCCTCTGGCAGATCGCGAGCGTTGAGAGCCTTGCGGACAGCAGAAAGGCGACGATCGAAATGCCGTGCCGTCGCGTCTTCGAGCTGGCCGGCGATACCGCTAACGCGGCTGTTTTCCTCGGCAAAACCTACGTGGTTAGCGGTTGCAGTTTTTTTTTACGTGGCTCGGAAAACAGTGCAGCGAATTCGGGGCTTTCCTTTTCGAGCTGGCGCAGATCGCGGGCGCGCCTGCCGCCCTCCATGAAGGAGAAGCGCGCTTCAACAAGCCGGTCGATCGCAGCGTCAGACAGATGGTCGGTCAGACCGAACGAGGTCAGGTATTCACGAGCGAACTCGTCATCGTCGATCTGTCCAGCGGTCGCCAGCACAGCCATCAGGGCACTGTTAACAGCGGTCGCAGCGCCCGCCTTGGCCTGATCAACCTCCGCGTCGGCCTTTTCGTTCTTAGCGCGGACACGCCAGATCGACGGGACGCCGGCACCGGGGAAATTGTATTCGACGAGCCACGTCAGGAGCTGGCCGCGAAGGGTGTCGGAAAGCAGATCGGCATCACTGTCGACAACGAGGCTCAGCATCTCGGCATGGGTCTCGGACGCGGCCCGCGAACCCGAATTGCCGATATCGGTCGTTAGAGTTTCGCCGGTCACGCAGATGGAAATCTGCTTGTCCCAATAGGCCAAGAAATCCCCGTAGTGGACCGTGCCGCCGCGAGATGCTTCCAGAAACTCGACGTCGGTCCCGATCGGGACGGTGATGGCGGAACTGCTGCGGAGCTGGCGCAGCGTGTTCAAGAGCTTCGACTGCTCTTCGGTCAGCGTCCCATAGGGCGTTTTGCCGACGACTGTCGGGCTGGCGAACTTTTCGAGGAAGTGAAGCCAGAAGGTAATCCCTTCCCGCTTGAAAAGGGTCGGCCAGAACAGCCGTGTGCCGAGGCCAAGGCCATAGGGGTTATTGCCCTTTACGCCGAACCGGTGAACCATGAACTTGCGTTCGGGCAGCTCGATACCATCGCGCATGTTCGTCCACGTCAGCAGGCGCGGACGCCAGTTTTCGTCGAAGGCGAAACGGCGCTGATCGTGACTGACAACCATGGCCGGCACGATGCGGCTCCCATCGCGCTTCCAGACGATTTCGCAGACGGCAAAGCCCTTCAGCGTCGCGTCCAGCAGGTTTTCGCAAATCGTGTCAAACGGCAGATCATCGAGAACCTGACGGCAGAAATCAGCGGCGGCGACGTCACGGGCGTCTTCAGATGCCGCCTCTAGCTCCCATTCACGAGCAATCAGCGTCTTCTTGCGCTTCTGGAGCATGGCGAAAGCATGCGTATCGCGCTCGATCTCGTCATAGATTTTGAGACCCTTGCCGCCGCCACGCTGGATAAGGGTATCGTCCTGGTGCACCAACGCGCCCGAGAAATACGGGATGGTGATATCGTTCTTGGCGTCGGCAATCAGGTTGGCGGCGCTGGCCGGCAGGTTCTTGCGCGGCTCTTCAGGAATCGCCTTCGTGGGGGATTTCATAGGCGGAAGTCTCCATAACTGTCGTGGCTATCGGAAGCCGTCATCATTTGCCCGCCGCCAACAGCAGCCCCGCCGCCCGCGTAGAACAGGGCATTCTGCCAGAGCATATCGAGGCAATCGGGTCCGTCGTCGTGATCGGCGTTTGGCCACTGCTGAAGCTGGTCAATAAGCGTCTGCTGGCCGGGGTTAAGGCGGATCATGCCGGCCGCGATCGGAGGCTGAAGGCGCTCAATGCGAAGGTTCTTGTCGCTGTTCGGCGTGATCGGAATAGCCGAGATGCCGACGCCCTGCTTGGCAGCAGTGACCATCAGCGTCGTGCGCAAGAATTCCTGAAACTGGACGGCTTCGACAAACCAGAGCAGGCACTGATACTGGCGCTGAAGCGCGATCGTATCGGAGATGATGATATCCGGCAGGCGCTTGCGAATGGACGCCTCCAGAATATCCATGGTGCCGTGCAGCCGGTTGAAGCCGCCGATCAAGATGGCCGAGGGATCGCGCCCGCTGCCCTTTTTTCCTAACGACGGGTCGATTGCGCCGAAGTGGATGAGATCGGGAATGCGATACGTCCAGAAGGTCAGCGTCTTGAAAGGACTATCCTCGGAAATCGGCTTGTTCTGATACTCGCATGCGAAGCTGTCGTGGTCGCCGGCCCGCTCCAGCATCAACGAGATAAGTGGTTGCACGGCCGGCCAGTTGACCACCGCGCCCGCGTCCATCTCGGCTTTCTTCTCAGCGTAGTAAGCCCGCGCGCCTTCATCGCCTTCAGCCTGATAGACCTCTTCGAACAAATCCCAAAGGTCCATCCGATCGGGCCATTTCACGATCGCCTGGAATTCCGTCGTGCGCCAAACTGGCGACTTGGAGGCGCGAACGATCACGGCATCAAAGTGAAGGACGGTTCCCACCCAAATGACGTCCATGGAACCGTCAGGCGGGCCAACCTTCAGCGCCGCGCGGTTGATCCAGTTCTCGAGCTTTTTGCGCTGCTCGGGCGAACGCACGGCTTCGTCATTCTCCAGATCGTCGAAGAACATAAGATCGGGGCGATATGGGCCATGGCGACGGCCACGGATTTTCTTGGCAGCGCCGAGGCCTTCGACACGAATATTGTTGCGGGTGACGAACTCCCCTTCGCGCCAGACGCGGCCCTGCCCGTAAATATCGGGGAAGTCGAACGACAGACGCGGGTTCGTGGTCAGCTCGGCTTTCAGGGCCTCAATGAGAAGCGCCGACTGCTCATAGACGTCGCAGACTTCAAGAATGTACCGCTTGTGGCCGAGCATGATGCAATAGAGCGCGAAGCCGAGCGACAGGTGCGTGGACTTGGACGAACCGCGAGGCGCAACGAAGAGATCGCGGACGCCCTTTTTGCTGGCAAGAATTTCCGGGCAGCGCCGGAAAATCTCGACATGGAAAAGGCTATGCTCGCCGCGAACATAGTGCGGCAGATAGGTTTCCATGAAGAATTGAAACCCCGTCTCGGGGTCTCTGACGCGCTGAAGGCGCTCGGCTTTTGCTTTCGGATCGGCCGGGAAAGCCGATACCGACAGCTCGACGAACCGCGACAGTTCGTCGGCCAGCGCCGCGATCCGGTCTTTGAAGTCCTTCGCGCTGACGTTTGCCTTCAGTGCGGGGCGCTTCATGATCCGTAACGACGTGCCAGTTGCTCGCCGAACGGCTCGATGATTTCGAGGATCACGGCGATATGCTGTGGGAAGTTTTCGCGAACGAACTCAATCAGATACTGCATGACGTCCTGCGCCACGCCCAATTCCGAGATCTTGGGCGCGAGCTTGCCGGCGCTGGCCGTCATCTTCGTCATGGCATCGGCGAGCGCCACGAGGTGCTTCACCTTCTGATCAAGGGCAAGTTGGCCGTTCTTGATCTCATCAAGCAACGACTGCGCCATGATCATGAAATCTTCGACGACCGACGAAACGACGGTTTCGATACCTTCGCCGGCCATAAGGGACGCGGAACGGGCAATGTCCCAATCGTCGCCGGCTTCCTTTGCGGCCTTCTTCCAGCGGCCGAACGTGGCCTGCGAAATCTGAAGCGTCATCGAGATCGTTGCCGCCGTCATGCGGCGGTAGACGTAATCCGATCGGGCCTTGCGGCGAACATCCATATCATTCGCCATTGGTGGAATTTCCTTTCCCGAGGCCGAAAATGTCTTTGATGAGCTTGGGCGGATTGATCGAAGCCGATCGCAGCCAAAGGATGAGATTTCGGCCGGTGATGCCGTATGCAGCGGCGACCGCGTATCCCCACGTGCCGGGGTTGGCGGCGACGCCAAGCAGATCAAGCGTCACTTCGGTGGCGACGGTCGCAACGAAGACGCCGGCAACAATCGAGCCGACAGCCGTTAGAAAATCATGGCTGCGCCAATCCAGAAGCACGGTGATGACTGCGGCCACGCCCGACGAAAGCAGGGTGGCGACCTTCAGGCCGAATATGGTTTCAGGTCCAGTCACTTCACTCCAAGCCTTTCGCTGGTAGGGGTGGCATCGACCGCCGCAACACACGCTTTGCGGCGAAGCTCGCCGATGTTCCGTGCTGTGCGATCGGATGACCAGTTGTTGAAGAGTTCTTCCTGCGGCAAGTCGCGGTCAGGCTTGGGCGACAGTGCCGGCGTTTCCTCGCGCGCCTCGGGCGGCAGCTCCGTCTTCACGAAGCGGGTCGAGACGACGGGCGGGGCCGGCCGGTCAATCGGGGAGCAACTGGACGCGAGCGCGATCAAGACCGACAGCGTTGCCATTCGGTAGGGCTGCATTGGCCTTCCTCAAGGTGGTAATGTTGGATTGCAGATCGGCGATGACCTTCGCCGTCTCGGTGTTGATGCGCAGAGTGTCGCGCGCTTGCGCTGCCTCCGCCTGCGCAGTGAGCGCGTTCGATTTCTCGATTTCCGCCGTCCAGTAGGAATCGCGCTCGCTAATCCCTTCCTTCCGCGCCGTCGATCGGATGTCTTCGACGGTGTCGATGACCTTCAGCACGAGGAAGACGCCGCCGAGCGCGAGGGCGGCGAGAATGATCACCGACACGACCGCCTTCGTGAGCCATGCCGGGATCATCGGGCTTCTCCCTTCCCCGCGCTCGGATCATCGCGCGGGTTGAAGGAGGAGGAAGGCGGAAACGGGGTTTCGCCGTCGCGCTGACCTCGCGCCTTGCTGGCGGCAAAATCCTTGGAGCCGTAGCGGCGATGAAGTCCGAGCTGGCCGCAAATAAGGGCAACCATGGCCGGAACCGCCATCATGCCGAATGCGACCGCCTGCTCAGAACCGGCGATTGCGCCGGCTGTCAGGGCCGCGATGACAAGCCATGCCATGACGGCCGAACCAGCCATGTGCAGCTTCGTGGTGTTGTAGGACGGACCCTGTCTGCTCACGCTTCGCTCCGCGACATCGGCGCACCGGACTCGGAGAGTTGGACAGAACCGCCAACCGGCGCTTCACCCGTGAGCGGCCAGCGCATACCCACGAGCCGGGCCTTTTCGACGCGCTTGATCGAAACGGAATTGTCCTGATTGCCACCGAGGACGTGGAAGTGCGTGCGGTCCTCGCCCACGTAAAAGCCGACATGACCGCCGCCCGATCGGGAGAACACGAGAATTGCGCCGAGCGCTGGCGACGCTTGCCGGCCGAATGCCTTCCAGTTCAAAGCGCCGAGCGGATTGGACGGCAGAAACTCTTTCGGCAGCGTGACCGAGATCGCGTTTTGCACGAACAGCCCGCACCACGCGATATCGTCATCGGTGAAATAGTTGGCGATCCAGCCACCCGCCCGCTTGGCCCAACCGATGATCGTTGGATTGGAGCCGCTACCGACCACTTCCTTCAGGCCCATATAACGACGCGCCTCGCGCATCCAAACGGGTTCGGCCGGAACCTTCTGCGGCACCACGGAAATCACGCCGTCGATCGACCGCGCATCGACGCGAAGCGCGTCAACGGTTGCTTGATCGGCCTTGCCGGTGACCGGGAGACCTGCTGCTTCCTGAAACTTTTCGAGCGCGTCGATGACGGCGCGACCATGCGCGTCATCATAAAGGCCCGCGTAAGCCCCATGCGAACGCAGGCGGGAAATAAGCCACTGATCGAAATTCATGTGTTGCCCCTTCAAGTCGAGGCAACCTATGACAGCCAATCAGCCGGTTCTTGCGGACAACAGGTCCGGTCAGTCTTCGAAGAGTTTGAATTGGTTGGGAGTTTCGGGCTTGTTTGCCACGCGGCGAACATGCCGCTGCGAAATTCCGAGCATCCGGGCGATCTCCCGGCGCTGTTTGCCCTCATCCTGCAAGGCCAGCACGTCCATGCGCGCTGATTTGCGGGGGCGCATGTGGGGAACATAGATCAGTTCGCCCGCGAGGTAAGCACATAGCGCTTTTCCATCGTCCTTGCCAAGAGCCAGCAAAATCGGGTGGCTGTCGTCAGGATGCTTGGGAAAGCTGATTTCGGCTCCACCGTACGCGGCAATGAGCTTCAGGACGATGGCGACGCCGAGGGCGTCGGCCATTTCCTGAAGGCTCAAAGGCAGCGCAGCGATGGAGACGTTAGAGACCATGCGTCAGGCGTTCCGCGCAATTTTCTGATAAGACAGGGTATCGCTGTCGAGAACGATGTTGCGGACGGTGATGACGAAGCTTTGAACAAGCTCCGTTCCGCCACGCGGGCGATAGACGAAGCGTGCCGATAAACCGCCGACACGATTTCGATAGATGCCGGATGAAGCCTGAAGCAAATATCCTTCGCCGACGAAACGGTCGTGCTGCGGGATGATCGCGGGCGCGAGATCGACCAGCGTTGCAAGCGGCATGCGTAGTTTCTTGCGTGCCTTGTGGCCGTTTTTCAATGTCATTTCCCTCGTGCCTCCATGGCTTTCAGGGTGTCAATCAAGGGATTTGCCTGGGCATAGGTGAGGAAGTCAGGATCATCGACGCCCGTGCGCTTCCTGACGAATGTGCGCAGCGCCTGCCGCGATCCGTCCTCAACGACGCCTTTGAGGTGGCACGACTTCCAGAGAGCGTGCACGAGCCGGATATAAGGCTTGGTGGCGATCGGCAGCTTCTTGGAGCCGGCCGCGACCTTGAAGCCGAGACGCTGCATTTCCTTGACCACGGCAAGCCGCTGCGTTTCTGACATCAATCGGAGCGACGAAACACCCGTCACCCGCACCAAGATTTCCCGATAGGCGTTCTCTTCGATGCCGAGCTGCTGTTTGGCGATATTGATGACGGCGGTGGCCTTCATGCCGCACCTGCCGTTTCGTGCGCTTCCAAGGCTGCGAGCGCGGCGGACACGAAGAAGCGCGGCGGGAACACACGGACGTAAACGAATTCGCACGTCATGCCTTGCTGCTTGGCGGTTTCCCAATGTTCGGCACGCTTGTCGGCGTCGGTTAGGACAGAGGCGATCGCCTCTGCCTGGGTGCGACGAAAGCTGTGTGGCAAGAGCACGCCAGTCGGCGTGCAGAGTGCGTAGCCTTGGGCGAACGCGGCGGGGATAGATTTCTCACCCATTGCACTTGCCCTCTTCATTGCGCGTGGACCGTTGATCTCCTGTCGACAGACGTGACTTTCGTGTTAGCATCTCCTCATGTCCGAGGATGAATTCTGCGAACGCTTTGAGAAGCGAGTGTGCCTCCTGCATCGCGCAGGCCGACGCCCTTTCGGCATGGAGCCCAAAGATTATTCGGCCCAAGTCGCCAAGGTTTGGTGGCATGAGAACAGCGGTTATTGGTCGCCCGAAAGATGCGCTGTTGAGGATTCCTATTACTGGAGAGATCGCACCCGCGATTGAAAAGGTCGACGGATCGAGGCTTCTACCCATGTAGCAACTCCAGCTCTTCTATCCGGCAAGGAAGGGTTCGTTTGTCACCGTGGAAAAGGACGCGCACGAACTGCGCGCCCTCCTCGACTTCGGAGTGAACGCGGCCCAATCGGCCGGTCACGGTATGTTCGACGAACCTGCCGATGCGAAAATCGGGCTCATTGGTCGAACGCTCAAAGCAAAGGCCCATGGATCACCTCAGGCCTTGGCGCGGGAGGTTTCAAGCTCCAGCGGTTCGATGACGAAATCTTCGCCCTCGGACGAAATGCTGACGCCGACGATCAGACGGGCCTTGTCGGGGTCGGCCAGCATGGCATCCTTGTTCAGCTCTTCCTTCGTGCGAACGAACAGCTTCTTCAGACCAAGCGTCTTGCAGGCCTCAAGCGCCGCTTCGACCCCGCGAATGGATACCTTCGGCGGGCGCATCCGCCAGTTGATCCGGCCGGTACCGAAGTCGTGGAATTTCACCTTGCCGTCGTTCGTCAGGCTGACGCGGTTGGCCTCGCACCACGTCTGCACGCCGCGCTCATGTTCCGCGAGTTCCGTCGCAAGATCGGCGCTCGCCGTCTCTAACGTCTCTCCCGCCACCCGGATTTTCTCATCGGCCACGGCCTTCAGCGCCGCCAGTTCGCGGCGCAGCGAGCCGATGCGGCCGACAGCAAAAACGGCGTCTTCGCGGTTCTGCGGAACGCGGGAAATTGCTTTAGCCTTGTTCTTCAATGCGGTTTTCATGCGTAGTTTTTCCTCGTTAGTCTTTGGAGTTGAAGGCGGCGTCGGTGGCTCTGGCCGCTACGAAGGCGGCGAGAGAAACAACATTGGTGTCAGGCTGGTTGATGAGCGCGGCCGGCAGGATTTCACCGGCAAGGCGGGTTTCCATCTCCGCGCATTGCGCTTCGCAGCAGCGGAGGTAGCCGCAAACGTCAGGCAGTACGCCGATATCAATCGGCTGCCCGAGGGTGGCGCGCATCTCGAATTGGAGACGCAGCATTTTCAGGAATTGCGAAGTTCTAACCATGGGAGTGCTCCGACTGGCTAAGGGCGATGACTGGCGAAGGTGCGGAGACAAGGCGTCCATCAAGAGCGACGTGCGGCAGGCCCGTTAGAAGTTCGATCCGATCTTCCATGTTGCGGGCCTCCAGCTCGAAAGCCCGGAGCGCCAACAGGAAACCCGTCGGATCGGACGCGCTAACGTCCTCACGGAACCGTTCGCGCATCTCTTTGATGGCGTCAGACAGCATCATTCACCTCGGATTGCTGATTTTCAGGATTTTGGGAGCAGCCCCGGCAAGCAGCCCACTGCTTGAGCTTGTCGGGGTCACTCATGGTCATCGGTGCCGTGTGGTGGCTGGCGCAAACGCTTGGCCCGATCGATGCCCGCAAATGCGGGCACCAGAGCTGATGCGAGTAGAGCGCCATGACCTTCGGGGCGATCTTGGCAGACACCTTGTCCATGCGAGCTGTGTATTTCCCGGCGATCAGAAGGGAGACCGCCGTGCGGGAGATATCCAGCTCGTTGGCAATGGCCTGTTTCGAGCGCCCTGGCTTTTCAGCCTCGGCGCGGAGAACATCGACCCACGACGGATCGGGCAGCGACATCAAACTGGCTTGGCGCATGGCACGTCCTCGCCCGTATTGAAGTCGTGGACGGCGTTCGTCTTGCTGCGCCAGACGGGCGCATATTCACCCGTGTTCTTGAGCAGACGGAAGCGCTTGAAACCCTGCGATCCGGGGCGATTGCCCTTCACGCGGCCGGCCAATTCCTGCACGTATCCAGCCGCGACAAGGTGCGCGACATATCGACGGGCAAGATGTTCGGGGTCTGCTTCCTCACGACGGGCGGAAATGACGATATCCGCGATCGTGAAGCTGCTGGACATGCGCATGACCGTCCAAAGCCGTTGATTGAGGGTGCTGGACCGAACTTTTCGGACCCGCGTGTTGGGTCCGCGAGTTTCCCCGATCTTCTTGCCGGTAGCGGCGAAAGCCTTTCCCTGCGCCGTGAGCTGGTAGCAGCCCGCTTCGACGCGTTCGGCATAACCTTGCTGAACCAGCAACAAGATACCGTCCGTGATCTTCCGGCGCGAGATCGGCAACAGTGCTTCCAACTCGACGAGCGTTCTGCAAACGCCGTCCGCAAGGCCCTCCAATGCGGCGTTGGGCAATGTACCCGGTGCAAGGCGCTGCATTAGACAAGCTCCGGCACAACAACGGGTTGGCTGGTGTGACGGTCATTCAGGATCGCCATCCCTGCCATGTCGCGCATGGTTACGCCTTGTTCGTCTGGTTCCATGCGCAGGCCGAACCGCTCGATATTGGCGATGGCCTCCAGAACCTCGCGGTTATAGCCCTGCGAGACCTTCAGCACGAACTTGGCGAGATCGTCGGCCACCTTGACCTCGCAACGCTTGTCGATCAGCAGACGCACGTCTTCGATCGTCGCCTTCTCAAAGCGAACCTTCTGGCTAACGCGGGATGCGACCTGCGGGAAACGCGTCAGATGGTCATTGACCTTGCCCATGCCGACGAGGATCACCGGCAGCTCGATAATGTCCGAGATATCGCGGACGGTTTCGAGGATCGTGACCTTGTTGCTGATGTGGTCGGCTTCGTCGATAACGAGCGCGAAGTTGCGGCGTCCCAACTCGGCGGCGTTGTTACGCATGACGAGTTCCTGCACGACCTTCTGAAATTTCTTCTGGAAGGAGTGGGGCGGATTAACGCGCAGCTCTTCCAGCAGCTCGTTCATGAACCATGCAGGGGTCCATTCCTTTTTTGCCCTCAGATAGACGGCACCATTCTGCGCAACCCAATGCTTGAGCGTGGTGGTCTTTCCGAGACCGGGAGCGCCATCGACGACCGTCAGGCAGGCTTCCTGTGCACCGCGCTGCGACAGCGCCGACAAAGCGGCAAGGAAGCGCCTCACATTGGTGGTCTCGACAAACAAGTTCTTCATGCTATTTCCCTCGTGTGAAGTGAGTGTCAGGCAGCGGCTCGGATGAGGTTTCGAAGCGCGTCCAGGTCGATGCCTGACAGTCGAAAGAGTTCAGTTGTGGCGGGCCTTTCGAGGGCCGACCGCAATACGCGAACGTGGCTACTAGTGAGCTGATCCGGATTTTCGAGAACCCACGCTGCAAGCGCTTCATCGCTCGCAAAGGTCCGCCTGCGCGGCTGCTCGACGGCTCCGGTAGCCGGTGGAACGACTTCCTGCCCGTGATCGAAGACGAGAACCGGCGCAGCTTGCACCGGCTCTGGCACGTGCTCGATGATCGGCATGAACGTCTGAATTTCCGCGTCGATGAAGCTGCCGGGAGACAGTTCGGCTTCGACCTCGGCAAGATGATCCTTGAGGCGACGGGCGCGGGCATTGGCGCGCTTTTCCATTGCGGCCCGCTCCATCGTTAGCGGGATATAACGCTCTTCATTACCAGCGAAGACGGCAACGCAGATCAAGCGGCCCATGCGTTCTTCGCCAGACGTGGTGTCGATCTCGCGAACCCAAACTTTCTTGGCGTCGTGGATATCGTAGCCAACGAGAACGTAATCCCCGTGGAACTCCTCTAACGCCATGTGGAAGTACGAGTTCGTCAGCCATTCGACCATCGCGCGGGAGACCTTGCGCTTGACGTAGGGGCGGAACAGGTCGTTCTTTTCGTGCTCCAGAACCGGAACGATCTCGAAGCCGGTGGAGACGTGATATTCCCAATACTGATCCGGCGACATCTTGCCCGGAAGCGAGGAATGGGGCTTGGCATTGTAGGCAGCGACGGCGTTCGAGCATGCGGCCATGAACTCGTCCCACGTCGGCAGGCGGCTCGACGCGCCGAAAACCTTGATGTCCTTCCGGGTCGCCTTGAAGGACCGCTGACGGGCCTGACGGTCCATTTCCTCGCCGATATAGGTCTCAAATTCCTTGGCGAGCGGGTTCCAGACGGAACCGTTGAACCGTTCGATGATGCCGCGGGCCTGCGAGTTCTGCGGCAGCGAATGCAGCTTCGTGACGCCGAGGCGTTCGGTCACGCCGGTCAATTGGTTGTCCAGCACGTCGTTCTTGAAGCCCGGACCACGGTCCACATAAAAGATTGCCGGGATGCCGTTCCGTTCGCAGGCAAACCGAAGGGCATCGACGACGCCGATCGTGTTTTCCGCGAGACCGAAGGAGAAGCCGACACAGCGGCGCGTGGCTACATCGACGATGCTGGTGATTTCCGGCCGGAAGGGCTGGCCGTGGATCGGGTGCGCTATCTCGGAATCGAACGTCTTGCCGTCTGCCGTGTAGACGCAACCGGGAAGCAGATCGTCGGTCGATCGGAGCGTGTAAGCCATGCGGCTCTTCAGGGTCAGCGAGCCTTCGCGACCGCGATGACGCTCAACGTTGCCCAGGCGGGCCATGAGGCGACGGACCTGATCATAATTCGGCGGCAGGATATGGGCCGGCAGTGCCTTCGTGAATTGCTCCAAGGCATCGGTCAGGCATGGCTTCTGCGGCTGCGCATAGAAGCGAAGGAACTGCCAGAACCACGACGGCACGTCCTGCTTTTCTTTGGTGGGCAGTGGAGCGAGTGCGCCAACACCGACCGTGTCGCGGAGCTTGAACCAATCGTAGAGCGTGGCACGGCTCACCGAGGCTTTCCCGGAGGCTCGATCGTTCGCAGCCGTGAGCATGGAAACGGAAATGTCGATGGCGGCGGGGTCGGCAAGAAATGCCTGAATGGCCTGCCGCTGCGACATACCGTTAGAAATCTGATGCACGTCGATGGCCGACAGGATGGCCGATCGCGCGTTCATGACGTCGCGTTGCCGCGCCGTTAGGTTTGCGGTCGTTAGCGCCTGACGCTTGGTCAGCTCGGCGGATTTTGCGTTCTGCTGCGCGGCGAGAACCAACGCGCGGTTCTGTTCAGCCTGCAACGCCGCCTGCAATGCGTCAGGCAGCAGGGAGATATGATATTCGAAGCCGCCGCCGCCTTCTCGGCCGGGGCGCTTGCGATAGAGAGTGGTGGCATCCCAACCGAAACGCTTGGCATAATCTTGAACGCCGCGCTTTGTGGTCGGCATGGCGCGAAGGTTGAGGCGGGTGCCAGCGTCGGCGATCTCTTGTGCGGAAAGGTAAAGCTGGAAGGTCATTTCAGGAGACCTCCAACACGACCACGGAGGGCGGCGCGCTTGCGCTCAAGATCGGCCAGACGCTCTTCCGTCTGCCAGAGCTGGATAACTTCGTGATACTTCGCGGGAACGGCCACGAAGCCAGCGAACTCACAGATAAAGCCTAGCAGCTCGTAGCAGCCGGTGACTTCGATCACCGCAATGAACCGCTCCAATGTGATCTTGTGATCTTTCCGCGCCGGGGACGCATAGCTATCCAGCATGTTCTCGGTGACGTTTTGCTGGAGGTAGTCGGACATTTCCGCCGCGATCCGCTCACGGGGCTTGCCGCTCATGGTCATTGCCTCGGAGAGAACGCGGGCAATCTTGACGTCCAGAGTGCCGCCCTTGGCGACCTCGGACGGAAAACGCGCCGCCACTTCGGGAGGCTGATAGTCGCGGAACAAGTCCATAGTGTCGGGATCGCGGCGCTTGCTCATTAAATGCGGCCCCGGCGCTTCAGAGACGCAATGATGCGCTCTTCGTTTTCCGAAATGACCGTGTCCAACTCGTCATCTTTCAGCTCGGAAAAGAACTTGCTCATCGTCGCGATGGACTTCTGCAAGTCGGCAATGCGCTGATCGATCTGGTTGGACGCCACGACGGTAGCCAGGGTCGCTTCCGGCAACGCGCTCAGTGCCTTTTTGGCCGAAGCGAGCTTCTTTTCGTCATGCGTGAGGACGCGGCCATTGGTGATGATGGTAAGCGCGTCGGGAACGTTGGTGACGCGCGGCGGCTCCGCAAACAGGATATCGAGAACGCTCTTTTGGGTAGCCGGGGTTTGCTCCGACAACTGCTTGAGGCCTGCTTGATGATCAGCCAGCCATGTGCCGCCGCAGCGCTGTCGAGACGCAACGGAGAGGTCTTTCCATATTTTCACGGCGAGTTTGATGGCGCTCTGGCTCAAACCGACCTTTTCGGCGGTCTGCCGTGCAAAGCCGAAGACCTCGGCTTTTTCACCTTCAACCGGTAGTCCCATTTCAAGAGCCAATCTTTGGCTCTTGATTTCGGACTTTCGGGCACCGCCGTGCACAGCCTCAGGATGAAGCCGCTCATAGACCTGTTTCATCTCATAGAGGTGGTGGCAGCGATCCAGCACCTTAAGCTCGTGTCGGCCGAGGTTTTCCATCACTTCGTCAAGGCGGGCTTCGTCATCAGACATTGCCAGTGACACACGGGTGGGAATTGTCATCCAACCCTTGAGTTGGAAAGCCGCGTAGCGATGCATGCCCGTTACGAGGCGCTTCCGACCTTCCACAATTCTAACTGTGATGGGGTTGATGAGGCCGCGTCTGGCAACCATCGAGCCCAAAGCCTCCGCCCAAGCAGGGTCGAATGCACGGGCACGATCTTCGGGGATATCGATATCTGTAAGTGGAGTATCCTCGATCTGGCCGAGGCGTGGGGCGACTACTTCAATATGCGCGGTCATGCTGAACCTGTGCTGGAATTTCTGTCCGTTCACGGAGCCGCAAGGGGTGAAGCGGCTCCGTTAATCCCCAAGCCGGACGCAAGACCGGATCGGCGTGGGTGATGGGAATGGAAGGGCGTTTTGCGAGCTGGAGTGCGCAGGCTAGTTTTGCGCTGACCGCCGCCAGCTTGAACGCCTTCGGCTGGCATACGGCCGGCTAGGCAGCGGCCCGTATGTCAACGTGGTCGTTAGATTTTTGGCTTTCTAACGGCGGCCATTTCGCGGTATCTAGTATCCCGGAGGTTTTCTTCGGGTATCGAGTCGGCCACAGGTCTTCGGGCCTCTGATCGATAAAAGCAGCCAGGGCAGCTTGGCCCTCGTAATGCGTAGTGGTGTTCAGTTTCCGTAGCAGGGACTGGTGAAAGCCGGAACGTACAGCGAGCGCCGTTAGCGTCATGCCTCTTCGATGGACTTCGGCTTTGATAGCCTGCCAGTCCAACACTGTTTTTGGTTTACCCATAGTCTTCACTCCGCTGGAGAGACGGGCGTTGCAGCGCCCGTTTTTTTGGTGACTTGCTTTTCACAACCGCGAAACGCATGTGCGCTTCGCCGATAGGAGAATTAACAGAGATTTTCTGTTTTGAAAACAGACATTATCTGTAAATGTCATGGCGCGAACAGCAATTGCAAAAACGCCTTTGGGTCAAAGGCTTACAGCGGTCAGGGAAGCGGCGGGTTATCCGCATCGCAAGCAGTTTGCCGAACTTTTGGGAATCCACGCCGAAACCTTGGGCGGATATGAGCGGGGCGATTCGAATCCTGACATCGATTTCCTTGCTTTCTATAAGCAGAAATTCTCTGTTAATTTGGATTGGCTGATTGCCGGCGAAGGACGGATGTCTGATCACGTTCTCGATCCGGCGAGCGGAAGCGGAACCTTCCTGACCCACGTCATGGAAGGTCTCAGTGCGGACAAAAGATTGCCGGCGCAGCTCGTTGCGGCAGACTTCGTGAACCTGCCCCAATACGATGTCCGAGCTTCGGCCGGTCGCGGGCTTATACCGTTCAATGAAATGCCGGTGTCAGAAACCGCGTTCGAACGAAGCTTTCTACGCAACCTCGGTGGCGCACCAGACTTCTGCTTTATGATGTGGTCCACGGGCGACAGCATGTTGCCGACAATCCCAGACAACTCATTGCTCATCGTGGATTCGAGTCAAAACATTGTGGACCACGGGCGCATTTACGTCTTCTCGGTCGGCAATGCGATTGTGGTCAAGCGCGCTCGATGGCGCATGGATGGCAAGCTGGAACTCGCGTCCGATAATCTATCCGGCAATTACCCTACCGAGACGTTCGACGCAGACCGTGTCGAAGACTTCAACGTGGTGGGCAGGGTGATTTTCATAGGCCATTCATCATAGCGGGATTGCTGCAACTATGGGTTTGACAGCTTTCGGCCGATGTGAACAAAAAGGGAACATCGAAAGGAAGCGAAATGTCGAAAGCCGAGAAGTATATTGTTCTTCCATTTAAGAAAGTTCGTGGCCGGACCGTGCCAGCAGAGATGAGGCAAGCGACAACAGTCGCCACCGCAGAGCGTATGGCAAATTCGATGTCGGCTCGCTTTGCGGGCGTCGCCGCCTACCAAGTTACGGTCGATCTAGAAAGCGGAGATATGGCAAACCCGCGCGTGCTTTGCGCCTATGGCGAAGTGCTCGAGTCTGGTTTCGATTGAGCAATCAATTCCCCCTGGAACACAGACGGCATCAATTCTAGTTGATGTCAGTTTAGGATCGGACGGCGGCCTTTGGTGGCCGCTTTTTTCGTTTCCCACCAAGCGACACCGGAAGTTTATCCAGCAGCCCGAATTTCCCAGTAAATCAAGCCACTTAGGCGAGGTGGGAAGTTTTCCGCCAGGGTGAGAAGGAATTTCCCACCTCAAATGCGCCATAACTCTCTTCCTCGTCCTCCCGTCGCGTTGATTTCTCGCGCGCCATTTGCGGGATGACCGTTTCCCGACAGCTCAATGCCCTTATTTCACAGATCATTGGTGGGAATGCGTTCTTGTCAGCGGTGTTGGCAGAACAATGAGGGAAGAATGCGCGAATCTGTCCAGAAGGTTGCGCGGTATCTCCGCACTTTTGAAAGGCAATTTGCATTTTGCGGCCCGCGCTCGTTAGAGGCTGCGTAACGGATTATCCTTGTCCGACAGGATGTTGCGCTCGTTTCTCGGGCCGCAGGTTCGTGTCCAGAAGGTAACACCCCCCTACAGCTACGATAGGCGACCTCGAGCAAAAGGCCGGGATTGAATCTACCGATGCTGACCGTTCTGCGTTTTGGCTGCGGTTCCATCATCCCGACGGAAAAGCGTGCCTCGATGCGGGCGTGGCCGAGCTCAAGCGGATGATCGCAGAACGCGAGGGGACCGAGTCGCGTACCAGCGAATCCCGGCGTCAGCGATTGCCGGCTCTGAGCGACGATCAGGAAGCTGCTCTTCAAGCATATGCCGACAGGCATGGCCGACCGTGGAAGAGCATCCTCAGTGAAGTCTGGATGGGTGGGCCGCCTCATGACGATGGCGGGATCTTGCGCGGTCTCCGTAACACCCATGGTCCCACATGGCTTCGCTCCTACCGGTTGCCGAAAGCAGCCCTGGGGGGCCAGTCCGACGGCATCGCAGCGGTCTCGCACGTGGGCGCCGGCGAAGGCGAGGAGTAGAGCGGGCTGGAGCCATATTCCTATCGTGTCCGGTGATGGCACCGTGACGGTTTGTCCTTCGGTTTTGCTGCGGTCTGAACCAGCGTCCGTCCGCTTCAAGTCCGCTATCGCGCCGCGGGGCGGCCGGAACCTGCCGTTCTGCACGGAGCAGCTCCGCTCGGCTTCGCAGGGCAATTTCCCTGCTTGCTCGCAGATCGGCTCCGCTTGGCCTGGCATGTCCGGACCTTGAAGCGCCCGTCTTCCGCCGGTTCGTGGCGACCGCACCGAAGGACAAGCCGGCACGGGGCCGGAACCGCTTCGACTCGAAAGGAAGAGACATGGCCAAGCCCACAAACAATCCTCGCCAGACTGCCCGGGTCGTTCAGCTCCGCAAGGGTGCCACCCTCGAAATGGTCCGCCTTACCTGCCCAGACAGCGCCCAGGCGATCAAGATCGCCGAAAGCTTCGGGAACGCTGTTGTCGACAGCGACGGGATCCGAGATCTTCACGAACGGCTCATCATCGAGACCGCGGATGCGCTCAGTGACGGCCTCGGTGACCGCGCCATGCAGATCCACCTGCAGCGGATCGTTGGCGCCTATGTCGGCTCCGCCCACGGCGCCGGGCAATTTTACAGCAATGCCGTCACCCAGGCACGCGATGCCACCGCCAAGGCGGCAAACGACGCGCGAGACGAAGATCTTGACGGTCCCGTCGGCTACGATAGCGCCGCCCACCGCAAGCGGGAATTCGCCGCCGACATGGGCATCCAGGCTCATGCGCTGCGGATGGCCGCTGAAGGTGCCGTCGCCGCCTACAAGCGGATCGTCGGTGAGAACTGGAAGCCGTTCGATCGGCCGATCGAAAATCCCGGTCATTCCGTGGATCGTAAGGCGGCCGCGGCCCAGATGTCCGCTTTTGACTGACAGCCTGCGGCAGGGTTCGCCCCGCCTTTCATCGCTAAAGGCCGCCTACCTGGGGCGGCCTTTTTATGTTGGTTTTCGATGGAGGAACAGGGAAGGAAACGGGGATTTGATCGGGCCATTGCAGCCCGTCTCGGGCGTCGGACCTGCAGGAGCCGCCCCCGTCAGGCAACGGCTTCGCCGTCCTCCACTTCGTTTCAGCCGTTCCGGTGCAAGCCGTTGGCTCATGGCTCCTGCCCTTGGCCTCCGCGACGGGGCCGTGATTGGCGCGGCTCCAAAAAGTGGAGAAGAGAAATGAGCAAGAAGACCGAAAGCCAGCGCATCGACATCTATTCCCGGATCACTCATCGGATCATCGCGGACCTCGCCAGCGGGGTTCGCCCTTGGATGCAGCCCTGGAATGCAAACAATACCAATGGCCGGATCACTCGCCCTCTCCGCCACAACGGCCAACCCTATTCGGGCATAAACGTCCTCCTGCTCTGGTCAGAGCAGATGTCCCGTGGATTTGCTTCGTCGATGTGGATGACGTTCAAGCAGGCGTTGGAACTCGGCGCCGCTGTTCGAAAGGGGGAGACCGGATCGACGGTCGTATTCGCGAGCCGATTCACCAAATCCGAAGCGGACGGGCACGGTGGTGAGGTCGATCGAGAGATCCCGTTCCTCAAAGCCTATTCCGTGTTCAGCGTCGAGCAAATCGACGGGTTGCCCGTTCATTACTATAGCCGGCCAGAGATCGTGCTCGATCCCATCGCACAGATCGAGCAGGCGGACCGGTTTTTCCGCAACACCGGCGCGGTGATCCGCCACGGCGGAAATCAGGCTTTCTATGCACCCGGTCCCGACGTCATCCAGATGCCGCCCTTCGAGACCTTCAAGGATGCGGCAAGCTACTATGCCACGCTGAGCCATGAGGCGACCCACTGGACTGCGGATGAGAACCGCGTCGGCCGCGACCTGTCGCGCTATGCCAAGGATAGGAGCGAGCGTGCTCGCGAAGAACTCATTGCCGAGCTTGGCAGTTGTTTCCTTTGCGCCGATCTAGGAATCGCCCCCGAAGTTGAACCGAGGCCTGATCACGCGTCGTATCTTCAGTCCTGGTTAGAAGTATTGGCCGACGACAAGCGGGCAATCTTCCACGCAGCTGCCCATGCGCACCGTGCCGTCACCTACCTGCATGGTTTGCGACAAACCGCCGTTAATGGCGCTGCGGACTGACGCGGTCGAAAATCCCCGGGTCTGCGGCGAATTGGTTCTTGGTCGCGCAATTTGCAGCAATGCTGTATTTGCTGTATAGGGTCTGTTGTCTGTTCGACACTTCTAGATTCTCGAGGATTAACTTATGGCCGAACGAGTTGGATCTTATTCAACAAGTGATCTATCCCGCAAGTCAGGCGATATCATCGCCGAAGCCTTGCGGCATCCCGTCACTATCACGCAGAGAAGCAAGCCGCGCTTGGTGTTGTTGAACATCGAGGATTACGAACTCCTCAAGCGGCAGTCAGACATGCGTTCGGTCGGGACGATCGACACAATGTCGGACGATCTTCTTGGCGAGTTCCAAGCAGCGGTGGACGCGTATGCTGACAGCGATGAGGCAGGTCGTTGAGCGGGTACGAAGAGATCCAGACAGCCTCCGTGATTCGATATCCTTATCTTTGGAGCCGTGAAGCCATCAGAGGTGTGAGACCGAGGGTCGCAAGGAACGCGCGGTGACAGTTGGGGTACGAATTCCTCGCGCCGATGGCGACATGGTGCTATTCTTTCCGATAACGACGAAAAGTCCCGATAGTGATCGCTTTGCTTTTGAGATTCCGGCGATTGAAAAACGACGCGCGGGGCTTGATGCCGATCTGCGGCATCGTCGCTCGATCTTTCTACCTTGAACCTGATCCGCCAATCGGGCGCTTCAGTAAAGCTTTTTTCCTGCCGATCCTTCGTGAGTTTATCGCACGCAGGAAATCAACAACCGAGGTGAACCGTAGCAGGTAGATTGGACAGCCTGGCTCGAGCGCGCGCTTCCCGGCGTCGATCCAAGGGTTGGCTGACACTCATAGCGCAAGACCTGGCACGGAGGCAGCGACACCATCGCAGTGAGCCTCAGGCTCAGCCGAGGTACGCCAAACCGAGAATTTCACCGTTACCTCTCGTTGCTGGAAATACGCCTGCTTTAATTTCCTACCCGCGCGATTATTCTCCACGAGCCTGGAAGGATCGAAAACGGCCTCTTTCGGACCTACTCGCATCAACGCAGCTTGAGGCTCGCGATACCCTCATCGATATCGGCATGTTTGCCTGCAGGGATTAGTAGATGCGCTTCGTTGCATCTGCCACGGTCAGTTCACTCACGTCATCCTTCGGCTCTTAACCATCTAATGCTTGACCGTATTGCTCTCTGGAGGCACCAGGGCGACGATGGAAAACCAAAGCAAGCATGTTGTTTTTTTCACAAGGGTGCATGAGCAAAACTCAGTAGAACCCTCGGTGCACGCGGGAGGACGCGGCCAATATGCGGGACGCTGCTTGAGCGCTTGACCACTTCAGGTAGGACTATGGTCGGTCGCCGCTCTCGGCGTTGGCTGGCTCTGTCAATGTGTCAGTCGGGCCAGATCTTCCGTGCAACTTTCCCCAGATCACCGGCTTAGGCGCGGAAGGTTTCAGCTTCCGGGATTGCTCGATTTCGATGACAAACGGTTTCGTCTGCTTTGAATAGCCCCGAGTTTCGTAGACACCCTCGCGTTATGTTTTCTGCAAGCGCTCGAACTCGACGGGTGACAGCATTCCGTTTCTGACGTGCTTGCGTT